GCGACCACCCCCGGCATCAGTCCCGCGGGCCGGGCATGGTCGCGTGGTTGAACCACGGGCGCTGCAACGCTCCGGCCTGCCACGCGGCGAGCAACGTGTCCCACGTGGCCGCGTCGAACACACCGAACCGGTGGAACTTGACAGTCTGGTTCGACGCCGGCCAGAACGCCACCCATGGGCCGGTAATCCTGTAACAGTGCATGATCCCGGACGACCATATCTCCGACATGCCCTGGAGCGTCTTGAACGCCTTGTCTGATTCCCATTCCACGAATATGCGCAGATTGCGTTGGAAGATCGGCGTATTGTCCTCGATCGCGATCAGCCCGAGATTCACCAGTTCCCGCTGGACGTAAGGTCGGATATAGCTCTGCCAACCGTCCTCGATAGTCCCGGACGTCACCGTTCCGTCCTCGCCGATGCCGGCCAACCCGGTATGATCCAAACGTCTCATACCCACAGTTGTCGTCACACTCGTCCAGTTCACCAGTTGCGTAAGCCCGCTCATGCCGCCAACCCCCACATAGAGCGGCGGACAACATGAGCAGGAACGCTAGGAGGAATACCCCCCCCCCCACGCGGGTCGGGCATGGTGTCCCAGTCGAAATACGGATACGACTCGTCGAACGTCGAAGCCCGTTCGAGGTTGCATTCCGCGATCATGATCACGCCTCCCGAGGTTTTGGGCGGGACAATGCGCACGATTGTCACCGCATTGAGCGTTAACTGGTTGGACGCCTGTCTGATGGTCTGGCCGTTACCGACGGGCATGCTGTAGGCCAGCACGTAATCCGGCTTGCTGGACTCGCGCGTGTAGACGTTCAGTTTCCCGTCGCCGCCCTGGGCGAACACGTTGTAGAACAGGCGGTACGATCCGGGAATGGTGATGATGTCGTTGGCGATGTTCAGATACGGGTCGCCGTCCTCGCCGTCCCAGACGGCCTTCACGTACCTGTGACCGTTCTCATGGTCGACGGCCGTCACGGTCACGCCGCCACTCTTCATGTCGGCAACGTGCCGGAAGCGCGGGTCCGGGATCAGATTCGTTCGATGCACGTAATCCATGGGTCACTCTTTTCTTATTGGTTTCGGATATACGAAAGCCCCGCAGTTCACAGCCGATACGGCCTGCGGGGCCTAAATGAATATGTTTAAGAAATGGTTTCCGGCGCGATGTCCGGGCGCAGCTCGTCGGGCAGTCGCGGTTTGGGATGCTGCTCCAAAAACGAAGGCTCCACAATCTCGCAAAAAGACTGCAGCCAATGGAACAGATCGCGTGTGTAACGGGTCATCATGAAAGACTTGCGCTGCACGCCCTCCAAATGCTGAATCTGCTCCTCCTGATAGTCGATCTGGTCACGCAACGGTTGAATCACGTCACTGCATACCGTGTCCAACGCCCTCTGTGAGGCTTCGGCTATGATGGACGCGGCCTCCGCACTGGTTTTTCGACGTGTCACCAAGGCCGTGACCAGACTCGATATCACGCCGCCACCGCAAACGCCGCTGATGATGGCGATAAGGACTTCCTCGCTCACAGGATCGATCTCCTTTGTTCTTGTCCGGCAAGCAGAAAACCCGCACGCCATGTCGCCGGACCATGAGCCAGAAGCGTGTGGGTTTATCGAAAGGAAAAAGAATGAAATTGTCCGAGTTCTACCCCGAATACATGTCGTCGTGCGACGGCTTGCGTGAGAGTACGCGCGTCGGCTACGAGAGCGCCTACCGCGTCCACCTGCAGGCCGCGTTCGGCGACGTTGAGTTGTTGGATATCACCGTGCAGCGTGTCGAGACGTGGGCCGCGCAATACGCGGATCATCCCGGCGCCTGCCGGAAGGCGTGGGCCGTCTTAAGGCAGATGCTGCGTAAGGCGGCGAAATGGGGCGTCATCCCCTACGACCCGTGCAGCGCCGGCGTCACACTCCCCCGCAAAAAGGCGTACACACCGCCCACCATCACCGCGAAGGAAACCAAAACCCTCCTGCAGGGCATGTGGGGCCACCCATTGGAGGCGCTGATGATCGTCGCAACCGTGTGCGGGCTGCGCCGCGGCGAGGCGTGCGGCCTGCAATGGGAGGACATCGACCTTCGCCGAGGCGTCGTGCACATCCGCCGTAGCGTCCAATACGTGGCCGGGCATATCGTGGTCGAACAGCCGAAGACGCTGCTATCCAAGCGTGACATTCCGCTGCCCCGGTTTGCGGTCAACCGGCTGCGCCAATTGAAGGGCAAGGGCCGTCTCATCGGCGATCTCACCCCACTGCAGGTCGCCCGTAAGATCAAGACCTGGTGCCGGCAACACCATCTCCCTTCAATCCCGTTGAGCAACCTGCGCACCTCATGGGCCACCAACGCCTTGGAAGCCGGAGTGGACCTCAAGCTCGTCTCCGGTATCCTCGGGCACGCCAGCATCGAAACCACCGCCAGATACTACTTAGTCCCGCACATCGAGGCATATAAAGAGGCGCAACGCAGGTACGAGCGATTCCTGCTCGCCTCATAGCATGGTTTCCCGTAACCCAGCCGCAGCGGAAGACCGCGCAGTTCAAATTCCAGGACACCGGCAGCTTTCAAGGCGTCGGATATGGAGGGGCCAACACCATCGTCATCGATTACACGCTGCGTCTCCTGTATCTCGACCTGCAGAGCTTTTATTCGACGGTGTCGCTCGGTTCGGATTTCAATGTGTGGCTGTACCAGTCCGGACCGAAACCATCGAAGGAGATAGTGCTTGGCAGTATCGCCAACGTGTCGGGCAACCGGTACGGCAAACAGGCGAGATGGAGTACAGACGGCAAAATCTTTCTCGTAGGCGGTCTGGGCAACGGCGACAACATCCACATCACGCCGAAGACCATCCCTATTCCGGAAGGAGTGACGTTTGCTTAGTTTCCCGTAACCCAGCCGTTAATCGCTAGCGGGCAAGTCGATGGATCGACCAATCAGAACGGAGTGATCCAGATTGGGTATTCGTGTCCTGACGGTTCGAATCGGACGCCGGATAGCGTCATCGTGACTTATGGTCCGCAGTCATCGGACATCAGCGCCCTGCTGTTTCACCCGATGCTGTGGAGCAAGGGGCCGACGGTCGCTCAGATCCGTTTCCGTCGGACCGACAGCAATACGTGGCTGGAATCGGGGCAGGGCTTGCATTTTCAATGGATTGCGATTTGGAATCCCGTTTAGGGCATGGGGTCGCTGGTCACCCATGCGCCGGATGCGGCGCACCAGGTGTTGCCGAGTTCACCCAGCAACGTGCATACACCGGCGTCGGATACGCTTAATGTCGGATTCGCGTTGCCTGTGAACGAGATGATCCCCGCTCGCGCCCGATATTGGGCGCCATCCCACATCCACCTTCTCGTTGACCTGCTGGTGATTGCACTGTCCGGCTGACGTGAATTTCATGAACCCATTGACGGTGACGATGTTCCCGCACCGGACGAATACCAGCGAATCATCGCTGTACGGGCACTTCCACCAAACCATGCGGGTTACGGGAACCCACGCGCCCGGTTTCGCCAGAATCCCGGTGACCATCGCGTGATGCGACTGCTCCTGAATCACGCACCGGTCACCCGGTTGCGCATTCACGCAATCCACCGTCATATCCAAACCCAGCAGGTCGGCTCCTCGCACCGTCACATCGGCGACCATGTTGCCGTCGTAATCGTGCACGGCCTTGATCGTGCCCAACGTGAGCGTCGGCCCGGTATTCCTCCGCTTGGTCTTGCGCCCGGCCTGCACGATTTTTCTCGCGGCCATGGCGATGTCCGCTTCGGGTATCAGCAGCTCATCACTCAAAACTGTTGCCTTCCTTTCTATCGAAATCACGGGCTTCACATTGGATCGGGATGCCGGCCGTCAGGTCGATGTGCTGAGACCAGACCGCGAAATTCCCCTCGACCCCACCTGTTGGGAAAGTCATCGACACGACATCGTGCAGGTTCACCGGCGCGTACACATGCGAGAAAGTGATGCGATGCACGACCGATTGGACGCTGTTCAACAGGCTGTCCGCCGTCTTATAGGCGAGATCCTGTATGGCTTTGTCGTCGTCCTTGATATCCTCCGGAATGTTGCTGTACTCATAGGTCGCTGCGACCCTCCTGCCGCGCGTGACCGTGCTGAACTCCGAGTTAGGGTCATCGTCGATGGCTACCGCCGTGTACTCCTTTTCGGAGGTCCAGTAGGTGACCTTGACGACGTTCGCCACATTCATCAGGTCGCGTTCCTCGGTCATCTGCGCCAAAAACCGTGCCCGCTCTCCTTCCGTGAAATCCCATGACGGCGCCCTGTCCTGCGGAATCTCGTACGGCTCCAATACGATCTCGCCCATCGGATTCGTGCGTGCCGCTGAATAATTCGCCAGATCCAACAGCTCGTTCACCGCGTCGAGTTTCGACCCGTCGCTACTCTCCCCGTCCGCACCGCGCAATCCGAACGTCCACGGCTCGGACAGCGTGTAATCGCCCGAATCATACGCGGCGATCTTCAACCCACAACCCTTGAGGATGTCGGCGGCCTGATCGACCGGATTCTCGCCCTCTCCGATAGTGACCGGGTTCTCGAACACGTCGCTGGCCGCGTTCTGCAGCAGACCATACAAGTCGATCGGACTGGTGGATGCACGCCAATCGATATCGCGCTTCGGCACGTTCGGCAGGAACGTACCCAAAGCCACCGACTCCCTGGACCCGTCATGCCAAGTCACGTCGGCCCACACGCGCACCCAATCCGCCCCGATCCGAGGATCACCCAACACGGTCAGACTCCCCGATTCACGGATATCCAACCCAAGGTCACGGTCGATGCTCCCACCGGAAATCACCCACGGCAATTCCGCTACCTCAACACCGGACACGCGATCCACGCGCATCACGCGATACGCCACATCGAACGGGCGACTCCAATCACTCATCGAATCGGATCCTCCCACTCAAGCTCAATCATCGACAACGCGCAATGGATTTCCTTGCGTTCGGTCGTATCCACGCTCACATCCATGTCCAGTTTCACGCGGCATGTCCGGCCTGACGGCTCCCGATACCACGCATACGACCATTCATCGGCGAAGTTGAGCAACCGAAGGTACAGGTCTCCGTCCCACTCGAACACGCTATCCACGTTGATTTCCCGGTTGAGCTGACTGGTGGAGTACGAGACCGGCAGACTGCTGTCGCCAGACGCGAACCAGAACTCAGTCGTGCTGTGCGACACGCGATGATCCACCGACAGGTCGTATCCGAGCAGGAGCGAGCTGCCGGCATCGGACCCGTAGTTCAATGCGGCGAAACCCGATTCGCATACCGTCTGCACCGTGACGTTCTGCGTCGCGCCGGATTCCGCGTGAGCGGTCACCTGATAGGCGAAACCGACGTTGAGTGGCGGAAGCGGGTCGATACACTGCTGTCCGTCGCCCAGATTGTCGGCGATCAGCGTCTGCGACCCATCCGGATTGACCCGGTAAACGGTCGCATACGTGGTCTCAGGCCGCCATTCACCCAAAGCCAACGGGACCAGCACCGACGGCGAATTGTCCGGCTCGCCAAGCGAAACGGTGTAGAAGTTCGCCAACGCGGACGGCGAATTGTCCGGCTCACCCAACGCCGTGGTCCAAAACTCCTGGGTGATGGTGCCCGGCTCGGTCCTGTTGAACGTGAGCTGAATAATCCCGTTCAGATTCGCGTCATATTGGACATTAACCGTCGGCGAAGCAGGTGGAGTGTATTCCACGTCCACCAGGACACTCGCCACGGCGGTGAGCGTGCTGCCGCCACGCACCGAGACGCGGATCTGCAATTGGTCGCCGTTCGACGGCAGCAAGTCCGCCGATGTGATCTCCAGCTCGCGCACACCCGTGCCCGGCTGCCGGGACCAGATGACGCTGCCGCCCCTCAGGATCTCCACGGTCTGCATGCTCACGCCCGTCACGTCCGCGACCGACCATGCGATCGTGAACGGCATCGCCGTCACCGGGTTTGCCGGGCCGTTGATGACCACGCTGGGTGGATCAGCGATCCTGACCTCCACGTAGGAGCTCCATGCGCCCCAATCAGGATCGAGGCCCTTGGTGCGCACGCGGAACTTCACGGTGCCTACTGTCTGCAGGCTGGCCGCGCGAGTGTACGACGTGGTGGCTCCGGATACCGTTTCGGTGCCGGTCGAACCGTCCTGCCGGGTGATCTCCACCTGCGCACTGGTCTGCGCGGTGCCGTCCGGGTGATTCGGAGTCCACCGGAACACGAGCGCGGTGTTCGTGGGCGCGACCGCGCCCTGCTCGCACGACACCGTAGGGGCCAACGGCGGCGTGATCGTGGTGACCTCGTTCGACGTGGTGTACGCGCCGAACAAGCCATCCCCACCGTCCCCGTAGATGAACCGCCAGCAGCGGGCGCGGTATCTGAGCGTGCCGCCCGGCGCATTCGTGTCCGTGAACGTGATCTTGGTGCCGACCAAACCGGTCGAGATGGTTTCCCAGTCCCCGCCGTTCACCTGGCGTTCGAAATCAATGCTCCACGTGTACGTGTTCGTCGCATCCGCGGTGACCTGCACGGTCCGGTCACCGGTCTTCACCGCCGTCACGCTCTTGGGGGCGGCGGGAGTGGTGTAGATGACCTGCGAGTCCACGTGGCTGGAATCACCGGCCTGGTTACGGGCGTACGCGCTGAACTGGTACCTGGCGTTCGACCTCAAACCAGTCCACGAATAATTGGTCGCATCCCAGTTCAGAACGGTGCCCTTGCCCCCGCCCTGATCCGACCACGTACCCCAATTGCCGCCGTCACGCCCCTCACGCTTCGCGAGGATGATCTGCTTCCACGGTTTCAGCGCACCGTTGTCATAATTCGCCTGCCACGTGTTGTTGATCTTCGTGTCGTCCACACGAGTCCATTTCACGTTCTTCGGCGGGTTCGGCGCATTGTAGTTGATGCCGCCCACGGGCACGGAACAGCTCGCGTTGGACGTACCCGGATGGAAACCGTTCCATGCGATCGACGCGCTGCACGTGATGTTCCGGGCGCCGTCGGTCTTCGCGACAGTCAGATCACCGGTAAGGACCGTGACCTCACTGTTGTTGATGTACTTGTTGCCGCTGTTCCCGGTGTGGTTGACCTGCTGGCCGTTGATCCACACGGTCGCCGCGACCCAGCCGGAATAATCCCAGCCAGCCGCCACGCTCTGCCAGCGCGCCTCGACGTGGATCCTGTCGGTCGTGTCTGTGTACGAGGTCACCCACGCACTGACGTGACACCGCCAGTAGCCTACCTGATTGCCGTAACCGTCAGCCATCGAAACCCCCTGAAACAAGGAGGGCGACCCTCTCGGAATCGCCCTCAGACTCACATATTCGAGTAACGTGTGACGTGATCGGCCAGACTGCCGAGCAACCGTCGCAGCGTAGGATCCGACTGCACCCTTCGCGCGTCGATCGTCACGTTCACGACACGCGAATTATCCACGCTCGACGACCCGATATCCACCGCACGAACACGCCCCCCGGACGCATACGCATACGAGTCACGCCGATACCGCTCCACCGTCGAACTGACACGCCGGTTCGGAATCTCACCCATACGGTTCAGATAGTCAAGAATCCCGGAACCGTACTTCGATTCCAGCTTCCGCACGGACGCCGCACGGAGAACGAATTCCCCGTTGGACAGCATCGCCGGAATGGAATCGGACGTGCCAGTACCGGGACCGCTGATATGACCGCCGGTCGCGGCCTGAACCTTACCATTGGAACGCGTGATGATGTCCACGTATCGCGTGGCGAGAACCGTGTCATTCGTTTTCTGAATCGACTGGAACACGCTCCAAACGTTGTCAGCGTTGCCCATCACACGTCCCCACGGCTGTGATATCGTGCGCCCGTCGTAGGCGACGACTTCGGCGAATCGAGCGCGAGCCTCATTATTCTCGCCTCTGACACGACCCCACGGTTGGGCGATGGTCATACCGTCGTACACGCTAACCTCGCCGAACTTGGTTCGCGCGTCGTTGTTGTCGCCCATGACGTAAGCCCATGGGCGTGCGATGACCATGCCGTCGTAGGATCTGATTCCTGCCATGACCGTCTGGGCCGGAGCATCGTCAGCGTCGATGATGAACGAGGCGGGCTTGTTGAGATGCTGCTTCTTCTCCTCCGTCTTGTCCATCTTGTCGGAGGCGTTGTCGATGCAGTCCAATATCCACTGGATCTGCTCATCGGACAATTGCAGCCACGACAATTCCTCACGGATCTTCGCCATACGTTCCTCGGCGGTTCCTTCACCGTTGAGCAGCCACGTATAGGTTTCCGGGGTCATGCCCAACGCCTCAAGATTGCTTTGGACGTTGGCGGTCTTCCACAAGGCGTCACCGTCGGCGTTCAACAGGAGCGTGACCGCGCGGGTGCTCACGTTACCGTTCATCAGCTTCTCGAACAGGCCTTGCACTTCGGCGATGCCGGTGACGGCTCCGCTGTTGATCGCCTCCAGCACGGTGGTGAACACCGCCGTGTTTCCCTCCTCGGGGAACATGGCGCGGATGTTCGCCAGATACTGCGTCAACGTTGCCTTGGACTCCTCTACCTTGGCCTTGAACAATGTCTCGACTTCGGCTGGAGTCAACCCGTACACTTCCTGCAGTCGTCTCGCCGCGTCCTCTGGAACGCCCATGGCCGTGGCGGTGTCATAGAACGACTGCGCCAATTCGGCCTGTTTCGCGGTGACCTCATCGGAGGTCGCACCGGCGTCAACCATGCTTTCCAGCAGATCGTGCCCGCTGTCGCCCAATTCCTGCAGAACCTGCTGGGCTTGGCGTCCGGCCTCGCTGGCCGTGTTGAACGAACCGCTCATACCTTCGATGCTTTTCGCGTTCGCGTCCCACACCGCACCGGTCTGCTCGACCAGCGCGTTGATCTCATCGATTTGGCTCTTGGAATCCTCCAAAACCTGACCGTAATCGCTTTGCGCCGATATGAGGTCACGTTGGGCCAACCGTTGGTCTTCGGCCGCATCCGCCGCTATGCGTTGCGCTTCGGCAAGCATTTCGGTCTGCGTCTGCGTGTCACCGAGGATGATGCTCAACGCGGCCGCATCCTCACCGGCGTCGATCAGAGAATCCGCATAATCGGCGGTATGACCGTTGGCCAACGCCAGCGTATGAACCTGATCGCGATAGTCGGAGTTCATCTGATCTAGGGACTCGATCTGCTTCTGCGCGGCCTTGGCCATGGAATCCTGAACCTGCACGCCGCCGGCCATGCCCGTCACCATCTGGGTGTGCGCGTCACGTACCTCCACGAGCTTGGAACGCAGCTCGCTGTAGGACGAGGAACCGCCCTCTATTGCGTCGGACATGTCGGTGATGCTGATCTTGGTGCGTTCCGCGGCTTCCGCGGCGGAGTCGAATCCGGTGCGAAGGTCGCTCAGCCAGTTCCATCCGCCTTCCGCGTAGTCGCCTCTGCCGAACGCCTCACGCATCAGCCGCCCAACGGAATCGATGCCGTCCACTGCGCTTTCCGCCATGCCGGACATGTCGGCGAGTGCCGTTCCGATATCGTTGGCGACCTGTTCGGTTTCCTGTCCCTTCTGGATGAAATCGGACACGGCTACCGTCACCAGTCCGATGGCTCCGCCGATGGCGGCGCTTTTCAGCACGCCGCCCAATCCGCCCAACGCGGCGGACAATCCGCTCACCTTGCCGGATGCGCCGTTGGCGGAATCACCCAACGAGGAGAACGCGGACACGTCAACGCCACGCATCTGCAGCCACGATTTCAGCACGCCCTGGAAGCTCGTGTCCAGCGAGGACGCGGACAATCCCAGTCCAGATAGTGCCTTCTGGTATTGGGCGGTCTGGATGATGTTCGTCAGCATGCCGGTCTTGATGGAATCCATCGCCTGCTTGCCGGCGCGGCCGAATGTCATGTACAGGGTGATGGCTCCCTTGACGGAATCGGGGAGCGCGTCGAACGCCTTCGCGGTAGTTTCCGCTGCGGTGGCGATGGCGCTGATGAGCGGCGCCGCGGTCCGCAGACCGGACGCGAACGTGCCACCGAATGTGCGGGATAACTGGCCGACCATGCTCAGCAGCTCATCAAACATGGGGCCTGCGTCGCCTACGGCGTCGAACACATACTCGAACCCGTCACGGATGCCGGAACTGAAATCCTTGATTCCGTCGCCGGACTGTTCCAACACGCGGCTGATGCCTTCGATTCCGGATCCGACGATCGCGCCCGCGTCGCCGAACACCTGCTCGGCCTCGTCGCGCAACGAATACAAGGCGTCGCCAATATCGTCCAACGAGTCACGCATATTATTCTGCGCCGTCTGCGCGCCGCGGCTCCACGCCTCCAACGTCTCCTGGAACTTCACCGAGTTCACCGCACGGTCAGCCTTAGCCAACGCTTTGCTGATGCCCTCGATGCCGTTCTCGGTCTGCGCGAGCGTGCCGAACGTTCCGCCAAGGATGCCGGTCAGGCTCTTGAACGAGTCCTTGAGATAATCTCCCTGCTCAATGGCGGCTTCCATCGCATCCGTGATCGCTCCGGACTGACGTGCCTGTTCGACCCAATGAGCCATGGAATCGGCGGCGTCGGAAATGTACGCGCCCATACGGGGCAGGTATTCCGATGTTTCGTCCCCCAGGTCGAGGAACGATTTGACCAGATCCTGCAGTCCGGGGTTCAGTTCGGCGACCATCTGCTGCGTCCGCGAGAAGATGTTCGCCGGTTCTCCCGCCTTGTCGGACTGCTCCACGACCCGCAGCAGTCCTGCCGCCACCTTGCCTTCCTCCGTGGCGATACCGGTCAGCCCGTCACGCAACGTGGGCGCGATCTCATTGGCGATGCGATACAATTCGTCACCAAACTCGTCCCATGCCGCGGTGCCGACCGCATCCGTCATCCCGGCCAGACTGGTGGCCGTGACATCGAACTGCTTGGACGCGACCTGATACGCCGCATACGCGGAATATCCAGCAGCGGCCAACCCCGTCAACGCGGCCGGAGCGGCCAGCGCGGCCTTACTCATCGACACGAGACTCACGCCGACACCGCCGGCGGATCGTCCAAGATTCAGCAGCCCGGCGCTGAGGCTGATAGCGGCAGCTCCGATAAGGCTGAACTTCGGCACCACGTCATCAAGAGAGTCGAACAGTTTGACCAGCTTCTGGAACTGGTTGGTCACCCCTTCCAGACCGGTAGCGCCGTAGGTGATGCCGTTGATGATCTTGCCGAGATCAGTGCCCTTGAACTTCGCGTAGATGTCCACGGTGCGTGGACGGGTGAAATACTTGAGATGCGCGGACGCGAGCTTGGTGCTCACATCCACGTCCATGTCGAGTTTGTCGTGATTGTCTTTGAACCGGTCGAGTTCTCGGTTGGCTTCGCATAGGTTGAGTTCCGCTTTGCCTCGTACCGTCACGGACAGGTCTTCGCCGTCCTTGACCTGTTGGGAGAGGCGTCGCAGGTCGGCTACGGCCTTGTCGATATCGACATCGATCTCAAAATCGGGGAATCGTGCGGCCATGAGTTTGGCTCGGCGTTCCAACTGGTCTGCCTGACGGTCGAACCGGTCGGCGATTTTCAGGTCACGTCCCAGTCGGTCGAGCTGGCGCTGCGCCTCGTCCAGATCTACCTGCGCATCGATGGTCATTTCGAACTTGTCGGCTTCGATGCGACGTTTCAGGTCGTTCAACGCGCGTTGCGCATTTCCGGTTCCGAGTTTGAATCCCCTGCTCAGGGCATCCTCGATGCTGTCCTCAAGCTGGTTGGCGGTGCGTCGTGTCTCGCGTTCGAACTGTCGGGTGTCCGCGTCCAGCGGGATTTTCAGTTCATCGAGATCCTTGCCCCCGAGATCACGCATCGCCTTCTTGACCTGACTGGCGTCATAGGCGAGTTTAACGGTCTGTTCGAGTTCGTCGTTCTCGATCTTCTTTTTGAACGCGCGGTACGACATGGCGTCGATATCGACGCTGATGGGCAGCTCGTATTCGTATCCGCGCATCGCGGCTGCGAGCTTGGCCTGCAGTTCGCGTCGGAAGCCCCTGGTGTCGGGCATGACATCGGCACCGACCTTGCCGTAGATATACAGGTTTCCCGACACCGGGCCTCCTTATATATAGAGAAGGCCCGGAATGTCCGGGCCTTCTACTGATGTGAGAATTTCGAGAACATCGCCGTCATGGCGTTCAGATCCGACGCGCCAGACCGTTTCTCCCCACCGGCTGTGTCACCGGGGAACAACACCGGCTCCACCTGCTTGTTCTTGGATTCCTTCGGATCGATCTTCGAGTTGATGATCGCGGCAAGCATGTTCCGCATGTCCGCGAGCAGCATCGTCTCCTGCGTATACCCGTGATAGGAGAGCCGCATTTTCTCATCCTTGCGTCGAGTGGACGACATGTCGGCTGCAGGATGGTTCAACACCCATTCCCGGTACAGGCTGTCGTCCACCAACTCCAACCCATCGAGCAGGTCGAGCATGAACTGCGGTTGCTGCTCACATATCGCGTCGGGCAGGTCCAGCCGGTAGAAACGGCGGAAATCACAGGTCAGTTCGATTCGGCAGCGGGAGTAGGCTTCGCGGAACGCCTGGATTTTCCCAGTTCGCCCTTGTAGAAGCCGATCAGCGCGATGAACGCGCCTGCCAGTTCGAACGGTTCGCGTCCCTGCGCCCACTCGTCGTACTTGGCTTCGTCCACGGCGACCAGTCGCATCCAAGCGTCCATCTTCTCGTTGATGTAGGAGACGGCGGCGGTCACGGTCAGATCCGAGTCCTTGTCCTCCTGCATCTGGGTGAACGCCTCGCGCACCATCTCGTAGGTTACGGCGGTCTCGCCGGACTGTCGGACGTTCAGCCTGTTCGGCGGCGTGAGGTCCGGCAGGTCATGCAGTACTTCGATACGGGTCTTGATGTCATCAAGGGTTTCCGTAACGTTATCGGTCTTCTTGTTCTTGGCGGTCAAAATGTTGTCTCCTATCAATGGCTCCCCTATCGTTGACGTGATGGAAAGGTGTTTCCCGCATGGCGATAGGAGATGAAGCCCATGCGGGAAACGAATGGAAGGTGTTCAGTGGACGAGCACGCTCGGACTGGCGTCCTTGTCCCCCAGACTGAACGTCACGAAATTCGCCATTACCGACGGCGAATTATCTGGTTCGCCCATAGCCTGCGTGTGCAGGGGAATGGGCGGGGTCAGTACCGTGATCCGGCAGGAAGCCTCGGCCTCGGCGCCATCGACGTATGCGGTCACGACTCCGCGTTGCAGCACGCTTCCCGGAGTCGGGGTCGGAATGACCACGCATGAACGTCCGCATTCGCGGATCTCGAATCCCTCGCCGGTCTTTTTCCAGCGGATTGGGATGCCGTACGGCGCCTCGCAGCGGACGATGGCCGGACTTCCGTCCTCGATCAGCATGTGAGCATCGGCCATTACCCCCCCCCTCAGTCTTTCGACTCGTCTTCGGGGGTAATGAATGTCAGTTCCCTAGAAGACAGGGTCAGGTTCACTTGGAAGGGACGAAATCCTCCGGTGTGAGGAACACGAACGCGGCCTTCTCGCCGGTGCTGGACGCGGTGATCGTGTTACTGGTCTGCGCGGTCGCGGTGAAACCGAACTCAACGAAATCTCCGGTGAAGTCGGGCATGCTGTCGGCCTTCATGGAGGCGTTCGACATGTAGGTGCCGAAGTTCTTCTTGGTGTCCGGGTCGTAGGAGACGACGATCATGGCGATCTCCTGGGCAGCCGGGTTCATGCCGACGGCGATGCCGCCCGAGGCGTTGTCCCAGCCGTTGTACACGAACTTCAACGTCTCCGCGTCAGCCTGCAACGCCTTCACACTCACGCTGACGGTCACGGAATCGTACGTGGTCCTCACACCCTCGGCGAGCCACGAGTTCAAGCTGGACGCATCGCCTCCGGAACGGTCCCACGACGGCAGGTTGTTCTCGGACGTGTGACCAAGATTCTTCCACCCGGTCTCCACGCTTGCCGCGCTGATGAGCAGCCTGCTCAGATCAGTCGGCAGGGCGGTTCCGGCCGGTGCAACGAACACAGCACCGCGCTTACCGTTGATAAGACTCTGATTGTTAATGGTCAGGCCAGCGGTATTGTCTGCCATGCTTTTCCTTTCAAAACAGGAAACCCCACCGGCATCAGCCGAATGGGGTTTCAAAATTCAAGAAAATGAATAAATCGTCAGTGGAACGCGAGTGCGGTTACCACCACGTCCTCCATGCTCCACACGTACACGTTGCGGGCAAGGTTCCAGTCGTCCGGACCGGTGCGGCGGAATCCCGTCGGTTCCACGCTGCGTACGCTTCCCGCCTTGACCGGATCACGGTAGGGCCATCCCATGACCCGTTTGTACAGCCATGCTTTGAATCGGCTTCCCATGTCGGGATCCGATGCGAACACGCTCAGGCTCAAAGGGAATCGCCACCGGTCGGCACCGATGTTCACGGCCGGCCCCACGTCGTAGATGACGCACAGTCCGTCAGCCAGCGTGTTGATGTCCGTGCCGATCTCGCTGCGAACCGTGGCGTTGGGATACTGGTCGCAGGGCAGGTCCTCGTCCAATAGTTGCCGGACCAGGGCGGCCGAGTCGATCTCCTCGTACAGGTGCAGGTCGAGGGTTTCGAACACGGATGTCATGCGAGCCCTCCTTTATCCGAATACGGCGTCGCGGAGGATATGCAGGCCGTCCACATGATCGCCGCCCTTGTACCAGCCGGACGCCTCGTGTCCGGTTTCCGCGCTCATGGCCGCGTCGCCCTTGGCCTGCTGTTTGCCTCGGACGCCGACGTGCATGACCACGCGCGTATCCTGCGGCATGTTGCCGGTTTCAAGCTCGAACCACGCCATTTGGCGTTTGTCCTTGATGCGGGCGGCGGCGATCGCCTCGGCCTTCGCTTTTATCTGTTCGGCGAAATACCGTGTGGCTTCCGGCCCCAAGGAGTCGGCGGCGCGACGGGAGGCGTCGTGGTCGATTCTCACGTACCCCATGTTCGCGCTCCTTCGGGGATTTCCGGTTCGGGTATGTTTCTGCGGCGCAGTTCGGCGCGGATCTCCCAATGTTTGGATCTGTCCGTGCCGTGCTTGCGTTCGACCGGACTGCCGATCGTGTCGTACATGTCGCCGTCGTACCAAACCTGCGAGTGGATGTCGCCGGGCCATTCGCGTGCGATGATCTGGATGGGGGTGATCTCGGTGAGACCGCCCTGATCCTGCGGTATATCCTCCTGGCCACTGTTGGCGAACATGCCCGCCTGGTTCTGCCGGCCCTCCACGCTGCATATCACCTTGATCGGATCACCATCAGGCTCGTAGCGGACTCCATGCGCGGTGTCCGATACGGTCTGGTTGATGACGATCACATAATCCGTGTCCATCAACGTTTTGATGCGACCATGCAGCATTTCTGGATGCATGTCGAACAGGAACCGTGTTTCCGGCTGCCAATCGTCGAACAGGTACCCCATGTCAGGTCTCCTTGAACGGACTGGTCAGCCACATGGTGCCTATCGGCCCTTGACCGTTCGCATTGCCTTCCAATAATCCGCGTTCACGGTCCGTGATCCACAGGTTCGAAGACATGTCGTACCCCGAAGGCGTGCGCACGGGCGTGTCGATCGTGTACTGGTACTGGCTGTTGCTTTCGGTCTTGTACAGTGTCCACCGGGCGACGCGCAGCACCATCTGGCAGACCACGTAGGCCAGCAGGTTCTCGGACAGGTCGCCCTGATCGTACCGGTATTCGGCGTCGTGGCATTCCGCGAACGCGATCTCCTTGGCGGTTTCGCATTCGCGGATGATCCATTCCTCGCCGAGTCGGCCGTCGAACACTTCCGGAGTGGTCTGCGCGTGTTGGAGCATGTGGGAGAGCCAATCGATTTCAGCCATAGGACTCTCCCACCGGGTCACATGACGGTGGCCTTGAACGTGCTGTTCGCCATGCGCAGCACGGGCAGGCCGGTGCCGGTCACGTACGCCTCATAGCCGGGCTGGTTGCCGATGGACGAGAACACGGCCCCGATGAAACCGTTGCCCAGTCCGGCGATGTCGTAGCCGGTGATGCTGGTTTCGGCGGTCGGACCGATAGCGGTCTCGCCCAGACCGCCGCCCGCACCGGGCAGGAGGATGACGGTGTTCTCCGGGAAGAACGTCTCCACACCACCCTTGAACTTGATCCGCTGGGTACGCAGATAAGCGTCGTACTGGTCATCAACAGTGACCGGGGTGACGCCCGCATACTGTTTGAAAACGTTGATCACGTTCTGGTAGGCGACCTGCGGACGTTCAAGATCGGGTTCAGTGGTGGCCGCGAACTTGATGATGAACGGGTTCTCCGCAAGCGCGTCCATCACGGTCGTGGTGGTAAGCATCAGCGTCGGCTTGTCGCCGTCCACGGCCTTGATCTTATCCTTCCACGCCTTGACGTCCTTAATCGGGTTGACGGTCGAATCGCTCCACTTCTTGCCGGTGTTGAGCGTCGCTTCAAGGGAGGCGGCGCGTTCGAAATCGTAGGAGACGCCCTTCAACCCGTTCTCGCTGATATCCAGCTTCGCGTTCACGATGGTGTCGGCGCGGGCGCGTTCCAGACGGAACGCGGCCTCGGTGCCGAGCTGCTGGAAATACTCGGTCAGCTTGTCGCGCTGCCAGTCGGCGCTGTTGCCACGGTTCATGATGATGTCCATTTCCGTGGTACGCATGCGCTTACGCAGCGGGATGAGCTTGAGCATCTTGGTCGCGCCGGCGCCCGTGGTCTTGCCGTACGGGGCTTCGGCGTCGAACGCGCTGAACGGCATCTCGTCGTCCTCGACGCGGGTGTTCGCCTCCCACGACACCTGCAGGCCCTCCGCGTTGCTCGTGTTCGGCAGAACGTCGTTCAGCGGGAGGCTGTTGGAGGTGCCGTCGAAGGCACCGCGCACGAGCGCGGTCGCCTGGTCGGGCGACAGGATGGTGGTATCAGGAGTTGCCATATGGTTTTCCTTTCAGATATGCGACGGCCCCTCATGCCGTATGGCGTGCGGGGCCGTCTGACGATGTTGGGTGATTCAGGCTCCGGCCATCTGCCCGGCTGTGACCAGGGCGTCACGTAGCGCGATGAACTCGGCCTTGGTCGGGGTTTCGCCGGCCGGGTCGGCCACATGTGTGGCCTGCTTGACCAGACCCGCCTTGGCGGTGGTCGCGTTGGCCGGGGCTGTGGGGATGCTCGGCTTGCTGGTCAGGTCGTTGTAGGAGCCGGAGAAGTTGGACGTGCCGGCGCCGATCGCGGTCCGTGCGGCCTGCGCGTTGGTCGCCTTCATCAGGCTGCGGCCGGTTTCGGTCGCACCGGCCAGCGTGTCCACGGACGCGGAGGCCACCGCCTTGCCGGCGGCGGCACTCAGCGGCGTGATGGGTCCGCCGGCGGCGGTGTTGTCGCCGTTGGGCATGTCGAAGAACAGTCCCTCGAACACGGCCTCGCCGGTGTCCACGGGCAGCTTGCTCTTGTCGATGACCGCCATGTATCGCATGCCCGCGGAGAACGTCTTGTACTTAAGTCCGCCGCGCGTCCATTCGATCCTCAACTGGCTTTCCAGCAGGCCGGCGACGCCGGTCTCGCGTCCGTCGGACGCCTCCGGATCGTACGGGCCGTACTTGCCGGATGCGGTGATGCGGGCCAGCGGAATACCGCTCTTGAGGTAGGAAACCGTGTCGGTGTCGCTGACCGAAGCGAAATACTTGTCCTCGTTATCACCGCCGATAAACGTGGTCAGGTCAAGGGTGACGGTACGCACACCATCGGTGAAACGGTTGACGAGCCACGACTGATCGTCGCGCGGCTCCGCATTGGTGACTGTATAGATACCGTTTTCCATGTGGATACGGCTCCTTTCTACTTATGCTTGATGGTTCGGGAGTTGCGGGCCTTCTCGTAGAGATCCTGCGGGGACGGCCCCTTGGGTTTCGGAGACGGCACCGGCGACGGGGCAACAAAAGCACGCAGATTATCAGGCGGATACTGTTTATCCGGCTCGCCGCTAGCATCCTGATCTGTTTTCTGTTCAGCGGTCGCATACTGTGCTTTCAGTTTCTCGGCGATGCGTGCGATGCCCTCGCCCCACTCCTTGATGCCTTCGGGCGTGGTCGCCTTGCACTGGCTCAGCGTGTCCTCATCGAACAGCGTCGGGTTTTCCAACTGGAGGGTCATGCGGGCGATCTGCGCGTCACGTTCCGCAATAGCGGTCTCACGTTCGGTCAACTGGGCGTTGGCCTTCTGCAAAGCCTCCCAGTTCTCCCGTTCACGATTCTCGTGCTTGCGGGACAACGCCTTCCAATCCGGCTCCTGCTTGTCCGGCTCCTTGGCGGCGTCCGGGTTCGGTTCCCCCATGCCGGGGGTATCAGGCTCTACGTTTTCCACGAAAACTCCTTAAATATATGTGGTGGTCATCGGTTGAGGATCGCTTCGAGCTGGCGTTGGAACGACTGCTGCCATTTCCTCGCCTGGCTGATGCGTCCCGTGTTTTTGAACACGTATGTCTTGCCGTCCAATCGGAACGACAGTTTGTCCTTGTCGGAGTCCTGCAGCTCCTTGTAGCGTTTGTCGAACTCCCGCGCATGGTTCAGCATCTTCTCGTACTGTTCGCGCGTGTACGACACGTCCGGTTTGCGCCATCCGTCCGACGATTGGCGTGGCGACGCCTTGGCCTCCTTGGTTGTCAGGATCGGCCCCAGTTCTCCGTGAGTGATGGTCTGCACGCGGATCTCGCTCAGATGCTTCCGGTCGGTTCCGCCAGCCTCGGCGTACAGGGTTTTCAGATCCTTGTCGGACAGTTGGAAATCAGGGTCATCGTCCGATCCCGCGGGTGCGACCGTGCAGCGGCATCGCTGGTGCAACGGCAGCAGCGTGCCGATCGAATACCAACGATCAGCGGCCACGAGACACAGACCGCAGGTGCCGGTCTTCGACAGTTCCGGGTGTACGACGCGCCTGTAGGAGAGAACCTTGCTGTCCTCGAATCTGTCCAAGGTAGCCATGTTCCCTGCCACGACGGAATCCGTTTCGGCGATCGACTCCAATCGGCTGATCGAATCACTCAGCCATTGGTCGATAATCTCGAAATAATCATCATCCGCGCCCGGCCACTCGTCCGGGCGAATATCCGGGTATTGCGCGGCATCATGCCGATACGTGGACGCGGGCCTCATGGCGACTAGCCACGGTGTCGTACCGTATCTCGGATACACAAATTCGACCGATTGATCGCTAGGGGTGATGCCCATGCTTTTCATCGTGTCGTCCGCGTAGCTGACGGCAAGCCGTCGAACCTGCGCGATCATGTTGATCTCGGCCATGCAGGATCGTGCGGCCACGCCGACCGTGACCGCATCGTTCCACCATTCCGCTGGCGTCAACGAATCCCACAGGCTTTTGGCCTGTCTCAGATACTCGTTGACCAGACTCTGCCGCAACCGGTCGTATGTGACCGACAAGGTGGCGACATCAGCCATCGGAATCCTCGAAACCGTCATCGAACATGTCACCGTCAGGCATCGAAGCCAGCTCGTCCGGCAATGTGCCGGCGGTCTGTTCGGCGGTCTTCGCGTTCAACGCGACCGTCTCGTTCGCCAACGCCTGCTGGAAGGCCGCGTCCTGCAGATCCTGTTCGGCGTCGGCCATCTCCTGATCGTTCAGACCGAACACGAGACGCCAGATCGTCTTGGTGGGCAGTCCGCCCTTGATCTTGCTGTACGCCTCGCCCAGCGACATCCAATCCCTTGGCTCGGGCGGCAGCCACGTCATCTCATATGTGCGTTCCGCCGCCTGCTTGTCGCCGTTCAGCGTCAACGCCATACGCAGCGCCTGGGAGAACATCTTGCCGATACGCTGGTTCAGCTTGTTGACCTTGGCGACAAGCTGCTCATGCTTCAGGTTCGCGCCGGCGGCGCTACCCGCCACGTCGGGGCTAAGCACGTCCACCGGCGTGCGGGACGCGGTGGCGAGATGCTTGATGTCGTTCGACTCGGCCTCAAGGAACGGGCGGAAATCCGTGATCTGCGACTCCCACACCTCGCAATCATCCGGCAGCAACCATAGTGCTGCGGGACTCATGGCGAACAGGGAATCGTATTGAATGGGCTGGCCTTCGGTCGCCATGCCCGCCTGAACCTGCGGGTCGGTCTTCCGATAGGTCATGCGTTTCAATCCCTTGATCGCACGCTGACGGAACGCCTGCATGGTGACGATGCACATACGGTCGAAAATGCCCTGGTCGATACGCAGGATGGTCGGGATATGTGGGCTTACCTGGCTCACATACCCTTCCGGGCCTCCCCGGTACAAGGGGATGTGATTGTTGGCGAGCGCGTAGTCCATGCCCTGCGAGATCGGTTCACCGGCCCACTGCCAGTCGCTTCCCGGTTCCCAGTATTCAGGGTTGTCGGTGTCGTACGTGTCGCCGATGCGCTGCACCTCATCCTCATCCGTTGGCGCTACGAGAGTGCGTTCGTGCTCGCGTTCGGCGATGCGATAGTAGACACTGCGCTGACCTGCGTCTGACTCCGTCAGCCGGAACAGAATCAGCCGTTCCTTGTTCTCGACCGGATCGTGCGAATATACGCACCCGGCTGTTTCGTTGTCGCTCATGTTGCACGACCACGGGGACGCATAGTCGATTTCCGGTTTATTCGCGTTGGTTTTGTCAGGAGACACCAGTACGTATCCGCTGCCGTATTTGGCTACGTCGTCGCATACGCGGTCCACCGTGTTCCACAAGTCCAGAGAGTCGGCCAGATCGTCGGCCTCCGTGTCCAGGCGGATGCGTTCGCCCTTGATGCGGAACCCGTTGGGCTGCTGGCGGTCGGTCACGGCCTTCACTATCGTGTCGGCCATGTTCAGCGATCCCATGCGCGTATACCTTTTATATACGGGGAACGCGCGTTGGTCGATGCCGTTTGGGATCGACACGGTGGGGATCTTCTCGCGTCCGTTCACCAGCAGCTTCTCGAAGCAGTACAGGGGGATGCGGCGTCCGAGGTCGCGGGCCAGTTTGCCCAGCGTCCACCCGTCGCCGCCCGGCTCGTTATCGTCGGCGACAATCGATTCGTCGGCCATCGCACCTCCTTAATACACTCTGGATGGTATGAACCATTCCGTCTCGTCTTCGTCGCGCTGGCCGAGGACCTTCGCGCGGGCCGCGTATGCGAGCAGCGCCGCCATGCAGGCGTCGATCTTGTGCGGCGAGTTCTGCGTTTCCTTGAACACGAGATATCCTTCCGGCCTGTCACGGCGGCGGGCGTTGCGGAAATGGTCGATCAACCGGGGGTCGGCGAACAGCATGATGTTCGTCCGATCAACGTCATCATCGGACGGGATTCTCATGTCTTCGTTGAACGCCGCGTACATGGTCTTCAACATGCCCATCACGTCACGCCGGTACCCGTTCATCGGGAACCGGATATGGCTGTTGTTATTGCGCGGAGACACCTTCAACCGGCTCTCGTAATCCAACTCCCACTGGGCGATGTACGGTTCCCACTCGTCCGTGTCGGCGAACATGCCGACCACGTTGTAATGGTTGAACATCCACCGCACCTTGCCGTCGAACGAATCGCGGTCCACACGCCAATGCGCGGCCTGCGGGCCGTCCGGCTTCTGATCGATCTTCACGAGGAACAGCAGGCCGTCACGCACCCGGCATCCCACCAATGCGGTGGAATCATCCGACGTGGAACCGTCAAACCCGAGCGTGATCTCCTCATCCTCGCCCACGACCTGCGTCCACGCCTCATCCAACACGTGAACGTCACGGGATGCGAGCGCCCTGTCCACGATGTCGCGGTAGGCGACATGGTTCTGTATCATGTCCTCGGTCAGCCACGAGTCCCGTGCGCTGGCGAGATTGTTGAAATAGTAGCGGGTCGCGTCGTTCGGATCATACGCGGGATCCAGTATCTTCTGCCGGGTGCGTTTGATATCGCACCAGCCGTTCACGCTTGGTCCCGGTTCCACGCCGGGATCCCGCAGCGACCAGCCGTCCGCGCTGCGACCGTCCGGACCGACCGGCACCATGCGCCCATCAGGCAGGAAGATCCAATCATGATCGTCCGGCGATCTCATCGCACTGCCATAAGCCTCGTAGATCGCACGGTCGAGCTTGTCGTCGTCGGCCATGTCCTGACGGCCGATGGTCGCATACCGGTGGTCGAACAGCAGATCCTCCCAGCCCTTCAACCGACCTTCCATCAGATCATGGGCGGTCTTATACGTGGTTTCCGCCACGCTGTTCTCGCCGGGAGAATACATGGTCGTGGTCTCCAAAAACCACGGGTCCGCGTCGATGCCACGCTTCGACAGGTTCTGCGTCATGATCGTGTACAGATCACGCAGCCGCTTGTTGTTGTACTGGTGCGTCTCATCAAAGCAGCACCATGTCTGCAGGCCACCGTCCTTGCTTCGCGCGGCGGCGGTCGAATAGCGGATCTCACCGCCCATCGGCAACAGGATACGGGTCTTGCCGGCATCCATGCCACGACCGGCCAACAGGCTCAGCGGGCCTTCCGTGCAGTTGTAGTACACGGTGTCGTACACCTCGCCGGTCTGCTCCTCGGCGGTAGCCAGGCACACGACCAGCGGCGACTGGACGGGACGGCCCATAGGCTCGCCCCTCTCATACACGTAGGTGCATCCGAGGAACGTGTACGTCTCCCCGCCCTTCGCCCAACCGGCGAACCGGCACGGGCCGAACGCCTCGAACAAGGCGATCTCGGCGGCGAACCCGCTCTTGTTGCACCCCTTGGGGCGCGACAGGAACACATGGCCGAACCGGCGTCGCCCGTTCCTGTCCAGCGCATAGCAGTCCACGATGAACCGGAAATACTCCGGACTGTGACGGATGCTCTTACCCTTGCCTCCGCCGCGCCCCAGAAGGGTAAACGTCTCGATCCACCAGACGGCCAGCCATCCCAACGAACGTTTACGATCCTCCGCAGTCAGGTTCGGGATGACATCATGCATCAGGCGATACCCGCCTTCCGCCGCTTGTAATCATCGAAATCGTTATGCGGACGGTAACCGATGACACCGGCGGCCATATCATCGGCCTCCGGAACATCGAACTTCAGCTTGCGTTTTGCTTCGGGAGTATCCCCATACTGGTTCATCGACTGGCGCATCTCCGGCGCAAGACCGTCATACGACTGCTTCTTAAGGCTCTTGTCCAACACGGCCATCTTGTAGATGAACATGTCCCACTCCCACTGGGTACGCAACTGGCGCGCCTGCGGAGTACGACGGAAATGCTCGTACACCATGCGGGCGAACGGACTCCACACCCCATCGATCAGATTCAACGTGGAAGCATCAGGCAGATCAGGCCCAATAGGCTCAAGCTCCTCGAACTCCCAATCCTGCGGCAACCCATCCAACGGGACCACACTCTCGAACCCGCCGCCGACATCAGGCACCACGGGCTTGCGTGGCTTCGCCGCCTTTCTTCCGTTTCCGGCCACTCCTACCACCAGCCTTCAACCCATGACGGGTATCACGACTCGTCATGCGCCCGACATGACGCCGGACGCACCCATAATGAAAAATCCCCTTATTCGCCAACGACGGCTCACCGCCATCCTCCAACGGAACAATCCAGGCGGGAACCCCCAACATCGGACTATCGAACTCACGCGAAACAGGACGCCCGCATTCCACGCACGTCCCATCACAACCGGCCCACACGTCAGCCTCGGTGAACGGCTCATACACCATGCCGGACCTGATACCGGCATCCACCGGCTTCGACTCGACAATCGGATTCACCGAACGCGCCGGAAGACGATACCCCTTACGACGACGCTCCCAACGCTTCCTGCAAGTAGCAGAACAAAACTCCTTCGCACTGCTCTCCAACGGGAACATGACCCCGCAACACTTGCACATACGAGACCGGACAGGCTTGACCGGACTGCCGGAATAATGCCAGCGATTGTAATGCGACCGGCACAATCCCCTGCAGATCGACCGTTCTTCACACCCATCAATCAGGCACGTTTGAACGCCGGATGCGAATACCATGAATCACTCCTCCGACGATCACGATTACTCCGACGCTGCTCGGCCGACTCCATCTCCGTCTTCATCTGATGGTGGTAATCGCACAGCGCCCACAAATTCGACGGACTATCATCGTCAACACCGTTCACCGCGCGACCCCTATGATCCACCTGCCGCGCCCGAACCGAACACCGCTTCGGCAACCCAAGCTCATCAACAACCGGCCATTGGCACGCATACCCGTCACGTTCAAGAATCATCCGACGCACGCGCGGCCAATCAGAATTGAACCGCTCACGCCTACGCGACGAATACCAAACCATAAACTCCTCACCCCCAAGAGGGCGGGGCCGGACGTTGCGCCGCATGTGACAGCACCAATAAACAATTAACCGACGATCATCCGACCCCTAGCACCATCCGCAGGACTCGAACCTGCACCTCCCGGTTTTGGAGACCGGGCGCCCTACCAGTTAGACCATGATGATAAAGCGGTTGTTGAGGGATTCGAACCCCCGGACCCATGAGAGTCAACGGCCTAGCAAGCCGCCGCCTTAAACCAGACTCAGCCAAACAACCAAACCGGGAGAATGGACTGGTTTTTACCATCAACGCCTATCCTGCACCAACTGATGCACCCTTATCGGCGTACCGTCCGCTCGCCCCGCTAAGGGCACGGGCCGCTAAGCCCACGAACGTCGCTTACCCCCACACCAGGACCCGGAGGGTATTCGCGCACTCCCTGACGCCACGACAACGGCCAATCATCACAGCGTCTCGTACCACGGGTGGGACTCGAACCCACAACCCAATGATTAAAAGTCACCTGCTCTGCCAATTGAGCTACCGAGGCAAACCCGATCCACAAGGAACCGGGGTAACAGAAAGGATGTGAGATGAACATTTGATATCCGACTACGCCGAACCATCAAACCGCATCTAAGCGTAAGCCTACTCAGAAAAAACGTTACCGCAACTGTTACCGACAAAATTCTCGAACAAATTTTCTAATCCGCACACAAATGGCGGAATACCAACGTTCTTCACCATGTCACAGTAATTCATAAACCCCCGGAAAATGCATTCACAGGCAGAACCAGACCCCCTGCGGTCTTGTCCCGGACGGCCGGGGCCACCCTCCCCCGCCCGGGTCGAACATGCGTTCGATGGTTTGTGTTTCGGCGTGTCGCGTGATACGCGCGTGCGTGCGTATCCTATCTACGCGCCTATCTCGCCTATCGCTAGCGCGTCTCTAGCGCGTCCGTACGTCGCGCCTATCGCTATCGCTAGCGACTCTATGGCCCTCGCCTACCGACGTGTCTAGTGTCGTGTCTGTGGTGTCTGCACTGCCGTCCAGGGTGGTCGGTTTTTGTGTTTGCGACACGCCGATGGAATGGCTTGTTTTCAATGGTTTTAGATATCGACTTGCGTTCCAGTTCTGGAACGTGTATAGTGGGGATTACCGCAAGGAAGCGGGGCACGGAAAGCCCCACAGATACAGCCCCAGCGGTTCAAGACTTCCCCCACTTAATCCACTCAATCAGGAATCGAGGTAATCAAGATGAACACCACAACCGCCACCCTCACACTCTCAGAGATGTGGGAGACGCTTGAGGACTTGGGCGTGAGTGAGCAAGCCTTACAGCTAATCACCGATATCAACGGATATAACGCGGAGACCATGTGCGATGTGCTGTTTTGGCAGACGGGATACCGCTCTTTCGAACAGCTAGAAGAAGAGTAGGCGCGATAGGTTCGGCTATCCAGTCGGGTTCGATACCCGACGCGCCACTAAGTCCCTACAGCGAGTTTTCTACCGTGTGACAGACGGTAGGGGGCGAAGTTATAGGCGACGTTGAAAGTTTGATAATCGAATAATGGACACTGCCGAGTGAGACGGCAGTAACGCGATAGCGGGTTTCCGGTGTGGAATCACCCCCGCTAGTGTGACTGGGGATAGACTCTAGAGACAGTTAGGGTTAAACCCATAAAACCGTGTGGTCGCGCCACATGGGTCATGCGAATAAAGGCCGAAAAATGTACAATTAGCCTCACTAACAGCGATAGTGAGGTGAGTCTAATGAGTCTTAGGGAATTGCGCAAAGCAAGGGGTATGACCCAAGAGCAGCTAGCCAATAAAGCCAACGTGCCTCGAACTCGCATCGTCTCATATGAGACGGGTTCAGACGGCAAAAATATCGGTGGTGCTTCATTGAACGTTGCTATCCGTATTGCTGATGCTCTTAAGGTCAAGGACTTGCGGAAACTTGTTGCTGAGGACTCTTCGAGTCTGAAAGAAAACAGCGCCGATTAGGCGTGTGTGCGCCCTAAATCTATTCTTGCCCCGGCCATCGGGCTAAATGGTGGCCGGGATGCCGTGACTCTTTACGGGTTGCGGTATCCACTCGTAGCATATCCCAAGGTGGACGGGATACGCTTAAGCCATGTAAGCTTAAGGAGGTGTGCGAATGCCGGTAATCAGCATGTTCTTCGGGATCATCGTCCGCATGTACGCGGATGACCACAATCCGCCGCACGTGCATGTGTCCTATCAGGGCAATGAGGCTGCTTTCACGTTTGACGGAGAGCTTATCAACGGCGATCTGCCGCGCAAGCAGCGTCATATGGTGCAAGGTTGGATAGCCATGCATGAGGATGATTTGCGTGCTTCGTGGGAGATTGCCCATGAAGGCGAGCAGCCTTATCCGATCGAGCCGTTGAAGTGAGGTGAATTGGTATGGCTATCGATTATCTGATTCAGGTCACCGAGTGCGAGCCTTTGCCAGGGTATCGGCTTAAGGTCAAGTGCTCGGATGGCGTGTCGGGCGTGTTCGACATGTCCAAGTATTTGGAGCGCGGCATGTTCAAACGGTTGAAGGATACGAGTGTGTTCAATGCCGTGCGCTTGGTTTTCGGCGCGCCGACATGGCCCGGGAATATTGATATTGCTCCGGAGCGAGTGCGTTCCGACATGGAGCTTGCCGCGGCTTAAGTCCCGCCGATTTTCTTCCGGCCCGCCCATTGTGGCGGGCTTTTTCATTGAATGACCCCCGGTAGGTGAGGCTGCCGGGGGTCTTGCTTAACCAAATGTCCGTTTTGTCAAGCCCTCACAGTGTAGCACTTGGGGGCGGGAAGGTGGTGAATCATGATTATGACGGATTACACTTTCAATCCCAGTGACGTGTACCGCGTGAGCGTCGAACGTGATATGTCCGCGGAGTGTCCGATTAGCCGGCCCGGCAAAGATATTGAGTGTTACCTGTTGCCGGGCAGTAATGCCAGTATCGACTATTACGCGCGGAACGCCGACGATATTATCGAGATTGCCGGGATCGTTTCCGATATGGGAGGCGGTACCGATGAACTTGTCGGCGCTTTGGACAAGCACTATGATCGTCGCGGTTGGAGTCATTGCGTGTACACTCTTGCAGGGCGTTGCCAGTCTGATTATGTCAGGTTGTATGTTGCGATGCGTACCGAGGGGTATTGCGACGCGGAAACGTTCTGCCGTAATAATTTGCAGTCTTGGTGGGATGGTGACGTTTACGTCATGACGTTGGAACGGCGTCGTGAATGGCGTGATAGTGACGGCAATGTGATGTACACGTGGGATGATCTTGATGCGCTTTGCGGCGTGTACAGCCGTGATATCGATGCTGAATGGCGTGATCTTGCTGGCGAGTATTTTGCTATCCCGCCTGACATTCTGCCGAACGTGACTCGTTGAGATTATGGGCGTAGCCTGGTGGTATGAGTCTTGCCGATCTTATGTTTGAACGCGATTTGAACGATACGCAGTTGGCCCGCTTGTCGGGCGTTAGCCGGACTGCGATCCAGCGGTATCGGACTGGTGAGCGTAGCACTGTCACCATGCAGTTGGGGACGGCTGTGAAGTTGGCGGAGGCGTTGGGTTGTGAGCCGGTTGACTTGCTGCCCTGAACCTTACTGACACGCCTGATTTGACATGGTAGCCCCATGTGGTACACTGGTGGTTGTCGGGGTTGGCGGCACGGAAGCCCACCCCCGCCATCACAGCCCAACTCATGGGCATCCAATCATCTCAGGGAGTCACACCATGCTGGACATCATCCATGCCCAAATCGTCGGTAATCTCAACGGATCCTTTTCCGTGTCGCGTGAGGGCGACGCGATCGTGGTAGCCAGGCGCGGTTATGCGCTGCCGGTACGGTTCGCCATCGAAAACGGCGAGCTTGTCGGACGCGCCGGGAACACGGGTTATCTGTTCTTCCATCTGAATCCGGGCCGGTTCGACGCCGGTTTCGTGGGCAGGCGCGCCGCCGACGCGGCCGCGTTGCATCTCTGCTGAACATGATTCCAGTCCAGTGTTAACGGCACTGGACTGGATGACCCAAAAACCAACCTATCTATCAATCAATTTATGGGCGGCTCCCATTCTACCGGCCGCCCGGAATGGAGTCAACCATGTGCAAGTACAATTGCAACATCATCGTGGATATCCGATACAAGCGCAACAGCACGTGGGGGTGGAATCCGCACGTGGAGGTGCTCGCCGACCTGGACGGCGTGCGCACGGACGTATCCCACGGCAGCGCGTCCGGTTGCGGGTACGACAAGAACAGCGCCGCCGTATGCTATGCGTTCCGAGAAAATCCGCTGTTGGAGACGCTGGCGCTGTGGGACGGCTTCAATCCGAATAAACCCGAGTACGGGCCGGAACGCTGCCATGACACAGGGCACGGATACCGGTATGCGTTCGACGGTCAGGGTCTCGGCGTGTTCGAAGACCTGATGATCGCGAACGGGTTCACGATGGTTCGCCGCGAGGATTATGGCGATCGCATGTTCTACCACTTCGGCAGACTGATGCCCGAATCGTTCTCGAATCTTTTCTAGTTTCCTCCCGCGTCAGGGCGGCGCGGTCTCCCATAAATACCGCCCTTTTGATCGATCAACCAATGGAGTGTGATACCGATGTATGTTATTTTCAACGGTTATGGCGACGAGATCGCCCGATCGGAGGACATGCCCGATCTCGCCTTTGATCTGTCGGGCTTGGATGAATTGGACAAGCCCCGGGATGATCGTGATCCCTGGCCTACGATCAGCGCGGTTGACCCGTATGGGAATGCCGTGAGCGTCACGACGAATCGTGACGGTGAGGGCTTGTTCGAGCGGTTGCCGGACGGCGGCGGATACCAGCAGTTGGCCGGCACCCTGCAATATCACATGCCGCGCAGCGAGTCCAGCGCGCAGTACGCGCTTCGCAGACGGTACCTCGATATGTTCGTTCGTGATGAATCTATGGTGGAGGCGATGCGCCAGGCCGACGCGGATGCCGAGATGGAGCGCCGAACCGAGGAGTTGTGGCCGCTATGAAGCGCTTCGGGATGGTGTTGCTGGCCGTCGTTTGGGCGATCGTTTTCGTTCGCGTGATGACGGTTGATGCGTGTTGCACGGATCCGTTGGCCCGCCTGGTCGGGTTCGGGTTCCTTCTTATTGTTCCCGCCGCCATTGTGCTGCGTGGGTGTGATCGTTTGGGTTAAGGAGTTTGTCATGGGTAGGCCGGTTGCCGGCTTATGGTCGGCGATTGAAGACAACAGCGAGGTTTGGCGGTATATCACCGTCAACGGGTTGATCTTCCAACACGGTGTGCGTGACAACATGGTGTGTTGGGATAGGTTGCGTGTGCCCGCTGCCGCAAGGTCGGGTATCGCCGCTCTGATGGGGTTGAGCGGTGGACGGTTGAATCCCGTTGATGAGACCATGTGGGATGCCGCTGTGGCCGAGCTTGGCGGATTGCCGGACATGGTGCGCTGCGGGTATGGCGAGTTGTCCGAGCGTGACATGGAGCGCGGTTGGAAACTCGACCAGTACGGCGGCTGCTATCGGGTTGTGGATGATGACGCGGAGTGTCTGGCCGGGTTCCTTGGGTGTGCCGCGGATGAGGTGGACGACGTTATCGCCGCCGTGGACGCGATAGCCGAGCCGGAGCCTGTGACCGCGGAGATACCGGAGATTCCGCCGCACGTCAACACCGACGCCAAGGTGGTGCGCGTCTCCCCCAACGTGATCCCGGTCGGCATGGCCGCCAAGGATTACAAGCCGTTCCAAGTGTTCAAGCGTCGCCCGCGCGGGTTCAAGGATGCCCAGGGCCGTAAGCGCGTGTACGTGTGTTTCACCGACGCTGATTGCGTTGTTGCCGTGCGCGACGGTTACGAGTGGGGTGCGGATCCCACTCTTGAGCGTGAGGTGTCCGAGTATCTGAGCCGGTACGGTTGGACTCTCGCCGCCTGATATCCGTTCCCATACGATCCCGTTAGCGATACTTAGCCGATTAAGTGTCGCTAACGGAGCCTGTTGGTCACAGTTATTTAGTTTTTCTAGAAGGAGTTTCCATATGTCTGATTTGAATGTTGTGCAGCGTTTGCTGGCCGATGGGTGGTCGAACAGCGTGTGTTTCGTCTTCACTGTGGTCGGTGGCGAGTTCGACGACAATCAGGTTGTCGATGACTTTGTGTTCTCCGATCATGAACTTGCGGTGGAACTGTTGGCGGAACGCACAAGCCTAACGGCTGCCGATGCCGAGCGTTTCTATGATCTGTTCGATGCCGGTGAATGGGATGATGCCGTGCGGTTGCTGACCGATCATGACATTTGCCTGACAGTCGGCGGACTGATCTTGCAGTTTAATTACAACGAATAGGGGCGATGATGCAGTATTTGATCGATTACACGGAGACCCTGCGTACCCAGTTCACGTTGGACGCGCCTGTAATGTCCGAGGAGGACATGTGGCGGTGGCTTGACGATCATGAAGGCGAATACGCCGACAAATTCGAGAACACGAATCTGGAGGATTCCGAAACGGTTGTTCTCGGATATTACGACGATGACCGGTACCGTATCGTGTATTCCGCTGATGGCAATGGTTTGTTCGCCTACCGGTGGTTCGAGTCGTTCCATGCCTGCAAGCCGTCTGGCTGGGAGTTGATGTGTATGGGCGAGGATTGCGAGGGCAGTCCGTATGATGATCCGATCGCGGAGGCGGAGCTTATCAACAAGCTGGTCAAGGCGTTCGGCGTGGATCCTGAGCGTGTGGAGGTGGTTGGCCGTGCCAAGCATTGACGTGGCCCGCCTCGTGCACCGCAGCGGCATCGAAGAGTTCAAGGACGACGCCGTGCAATCGTTGGGCGATCATCTGCAAGCGCTGGGCGTGACGGATGACGACATGCTGACGATTCTTGCCGAGTTCGACGCGGAGTGGCGTCGGAACCTGGCCGAGCATGACGCGCGGGTGATACGCGAGTATTCGCGTAGCGCTCTGCCGTTGGCCGCTTGACGTGGTTATCTCCGCGCGTGCGGAGCCGTGTGACAGGCATCTTAACAGGTGGATTTTCCTGTGAGGATGACCCCCGCGATTGCGAGGCTTTGACAGGCGGTACGATGCGGAATCGCCGCCTCTGAAACATCCCCGCGATGCGGGGCTTCGATCATCATACCACGTTTTCAGGCCGGGCGGGCCGTGCGATGGCCCGTCCGGCTGCAAGCCAATGTGCGAACCATTAGATTGCAAAGGAGATACTATCATGAAGTTCGATTCGTTGACGGTTGAATACCTGGCCGGCTGTCTTTCCCCGAAGACAGCGAAACGGTACGGGACATCGTTGCGAACGTGGGTTGACTGGTGCAGGGGAAACGAAGTGGATCCGATGTTGGCGACCCGTGCGGACATCGAACGGTTCGGTAAGGAGTTCGAGGAGTCGAACGAGAACGGCGCCACCACCGCGGCGCATCTGTTGACGGCGGTGTGCGGCGTCTACCGGTTCGGTTTCGATGCCGGGTATCTCAAGGAGAATCCGGCGGCGCACGTGCGGCGTCCGAAACGCCCATCCAGATCCACGGGTACGTGGTTGACACAGTCGGAGTGCGTCAGGCTGATGGACTGGTGTGAGGCGATGCCCGACCCCACATATGCGGCGCTGGTCGAATCGTATTTGCTGTTGGGAGTGCGCTGCGGTGAACCGTTGGCTTGCGACGTTCCCGACATGCGTAAAGTCGGTGATTTCTGGACGTTGACCGTCAAACGCAAGGCGCATGACGGCAAGGCGGTGATCCAGCAGGTGGCGATGGCCGACCGCTTGTACGAGGCGTATGCGCGGATGCTGGGTAAGAGGAAGGACGGGCCGTTGTTCGTCTGCCTGGCTACCGGCAACCGCTTGTCAAGCAATCTCGCGTGCCGCATGGTGGAACGAGCTTGTCGCATGGTGGGCATCGAACGGGTGATAACCGTTGTAGATGATTTTGTTTTAGCTTGTCGCTAGAGCGAAGTCATCTGCATGGCCTCGTTGCCAAGGCCAGCTCCAAGCCTCACGCGACTCTCGTCGCCGCTTGGTTCGCGTTTCGCCGGATGCCGCGTTGCCCGACGCGATGCGTTGGCCCGTCTTTCGCTTCCTCCACGCGCGTTTAACGTCTCCGGGGCACTCCCGGCGACTTGGATGTTGACGGCCGCGTTCACATCACGGTCGATGACAAGCCCGCACTCCTCGCAATGGTAGACGCGCTCGGACAAGGGCAGTTTGGTTTTCACCGTCCCGCAGTTCGAGCAGGTCTTCGAGCTTGGATACCAGCGGTCGATGACGTGAAGTCTTGCGCCGGTGCGTGCGGCCTTATAAGTTAGTTGACGGCGAAATTCATAGAACGAGGCGTCCTGAATCGATTGGGCGAGCCTGTGGTTTCCCACCATGCCCGCCACGTTCAAGTCCTCGATGCTGATGTCCGCGTAGGTATGGGCGAGCATGGTGGTGGTCTTGTTGAGCGCGTCCGAACGCAGGTTCGCCACCCGTGCGTATAGTCGGGCGACCTGCGCTCTCGCCTTGCGGCGGCGGTTGGAGCCTTTCCGTTTGCGGCTCAGATTCCGTTGGGCTTTCTTCAGCCGTCTGAGGTTCGATTTGAGTGCGTGCGGGTTGTGTATCACGGTGCCGTCCGACAATGTGGCGAGTTCCTTCACGCCCAAGTCGATGCCGACGCTCCCGCCTTTCGGCGGCGATGGAATCGGCAGGTCGGCGCGTTCGACGGTCAGGTTGGCCTGCCAGCATCCACCACGCTTGGATACGCTCATGCGCAGCACCTTCGCGCCATTCGCTCGCTTGGACACGTTCTCCATGCAGTGCACGCGGCCTATCTTCGGGAGCCGCAGCGCATGAGGGTCACAGTCAATGAGACCAAACGAACCCGTCGTGTACGCGAATCTGGGAACCGCCTTGTCCTTGGATTTGAAGCGCGGGAAGCCCATCCTGCGGCCTTTCCGCCGCCCCTTGCGGGACTTGGAGAAGTTCTTCAGGGCGTCGGCCAATGATTCGAGGCCGCTGTTGTACGACTCCTTGCTGTTCTCCGGCCACCATGTTTCTCCCGTGGTCTCGTCCACGGCGAGTGTGTTCTTGGCTTGGTTCCACCACCTGCGCAGGGCGTAGTACGACCATTCGGGTTTATCGCCGCGTTCGAGCATGTCCTTGACATGAGCGAGTCCCGCGTTGTAGGCGAACCGCGCCGCACCAGCATGGGACTCCAAGAGTCGTTCCTGCCGTGGCGTCGGGTCAAGCGCCACCTTGACCGCCTCAAGCATCGCGTGCCGCCCTCAACGCCGCGTCCGTCTTGTGCTTGGCTGCGCGACGCCCGTACAGCCGGGCGCAGAACGAGGTCAGCACCTCGGTCATGTCGCGCACCAGATCGTCGTCCAGCTCCGTGTCGTCCACCACGATGATCCGGCGTCCCTGCGCCTTCAACGCGCTCTCCACCAGTCCCGCGTTCATGCGGGCGAGCCTGTCCCTGTGCTCCACGATCAGCGTGCCCACGGTCGGGTCGGCCAACAGCCGGTTGAGCTTGCGCCGCTTGTCGTTCATGCCGGAACCCGTCTCCGTGACCACCTCGGGCTTCTCGACGCCCATGCTAAGAGCGAACGCCTTCAACCGGTCGGCCTGACGTTGCAGGTCGTTCTTTTGGTCGCCGCTGGATACTCGCGCGTAGCAGACGGTGCGGGAATCCGCGGGATTCGGCTGCGATGCGGTCTCGTATTTCGGGTCGTGGATGAGCCACATGCCGGTCGGCGTCTGCTCCACAGGAACGGGCATGGTGCCCTGACGGCACCATTTCCACACGGTCTGCGGATGCAATCCTTCCAGTCTGGCCCATTCCTTTACCAACATGGGATTTATTATAACATAGAATTACTGAAGAAAACAAAACAGTTCGGTAACGGGCAACAGCCCGCACTCGCTGCGCCGGACGTTCGTCACATTGGCGCGTAACGCCGGTATCCCGGACAGGGACATCATGGCGTCGGGCGGCTGGTCGAGTGTGGCGATGCTTGACCGGTACGACCGTGAGCGTGCGAGCGTGGAGCGTCACGCCGGGATAGCGTTGAGCGCATGGTTGGAAGATGCCGGTTCGGCGAATAATATGGTTTTCGGAGGATTTGGACAATGAGTGTCGAAAGGAGTGATGTGGCTATATCGGATATGGGCGTCCGGTTGGAGCGTGCGCCGCGCAGGTTGCCGACTGTCGAGTCGCGTGCGGAGTTCGAATGGCTTCGGGCGTTGGCTCCAAAGGGGTCGCGTCTCTCCACGATGACGCCGGACGGTGCGAAACGAGAAATCGAACGCCGATATCAGGGATGAGGCCGAGGATCATCATCTGTAAGGCGGAGGAATATTTGTGAGGTTGATTGTACGAGAACACGGCCTCCGGCGTTCATACGTCGGAGGCCGTGCGACTATTCGACCGGCTTAGCTCTTCTTGCGTTTCCGGCCGGTGGTCTTCTTCTTTTTCCTAGTGGTTTTGCAGGCCATGTGGCCTCCTTTCCTTGATGTTGGTGCTGTCACAGCTTGAATACTTGCGGCAGACGAACGGCAGTGTGACGATGTTCCAGTACGGTATCGTGCTGTCGCAGACTATGGGCGTGTCGGCGGATAGCAGGTGGCCGACCTCGATGCCGTCCAGCGTGCAGCTCGATCGTGGCGGAGTTCCCGTGGAACGGATTCTGATCTCCTCGATCACATGCGCGTGCGTGTTATCGAACAGCTTCATCCTGTCGCGCAGCTCCATCAGCTCGAACTTGGAGTTGAGCAGGTCGATCAGGATACGAGTCCATTCGGCCTGTTCGGCATCCATCAGATGCTTGTACTGTTGCGGCTGCCACGGGTGTTTCGGAGGCGTGCTAACGTTCATCGGGACTCCTTTACCGAATCGGATTCGTCGATGTCCCCCGCAAACGATGCTTTGATGCGTTCTTCGAGGATATCGAGATAGTCATGCATGGCGATCAGTTGCCTCGCCATCAAAAGCGCCTGCTGTTTGCCGAACCGCCGGTATAGTGCATCCTTCCCTCCGGTTTTCGCCGTGTCAACGTAAATGTTGTCGAGTTTGCTCAACCGTGATTCAAGCTGGTCGCGCTCCTCAAGCAGACGCGTTCTCCAACCGTGGTCGTCAACGGTTTCAGCGGGCGTATATTCCACGATTCTGCCGTCCGAGCAGACGATCATACTCACGTCTTCGATCCGGATGGCGATGCTCGTCAATGGCGGATTCTCGATCATCTCGGAATCGTCCTTGGTGATGATCTGCGCCGAATCGAGGTGGATGAATCCTTGTTCGTCCATGCCTGCCCATTCGCCGAACAGATGATCCCATGTCTGGATGGGCGCGTGTTTCAGCCACACTTCCGCGAAATCCATGTCCATGTCAAGATCGTCGTATTTCATTTCCTTGTCCTTTCAGGCGTTTTCGATCATGGTTGCTTGTTCCGGTGATTGGGCAAGCGTGCGTTCGAGATTCCTGTCAGCCAGCTTGCGCTGCAGCAGGTTCAATCCACGGCGGGTCACATACACGGTCGGAGGATATTGGAACGGGTTGCCGTTACTATCCGTGCCGTTGGTGACATGGTCTTTCATGTACAGGTGTCCGGCATCGACCTGGCGCTGCTTCGCCGTCCATTTCCCGTGGTTGCGGTAGATCCAGCCGATGCTTTCCAGGTAGTCGAACAGTCGCTTTTGTCCTATTGACGTGCCGCTGTTGGACAGGAGTTTCGCAGCCTCGCCGACCTTGTACAGGCCGGTGTGGTCAAGGAACGTGTCGTAGGCTTCCGCCTTGGGTTCCATCTGCGTGATGGCTTCATGCTGGCTGGTGATGGTGCGTTTCTGTCGGTCTACGATGGCTTTCAGCTCGCCCATGATAGACAATGCGCGTTCCTCGACGCTCATGGACGACATCGCATAGCCGCCGGTCTTGCGGATGGACGGCAGCACCTCGTGTGTGACCCAACGTTTGAAAGTTTGAGCTTCCGGCTTACGGGAGCGCATAATAAGTGTGTACAAACCCGCTTCGGATACGATCAACGGCGCCTTTCCTCCGTTAGAATGGTCGTAAATCGTTGAAATTCCGCCAATGTCGATAGTAGTGACATTGGTTACTTCGTCGTCATCCAAGATGGATCGCACATCTTTCGTGTGCGTTCCGAGTATTTCGCACACATCCTTGGCGACAAACCAAGGTTCGCCATTAACGTCGGTAAGAGTACGGACGGTCTGGCCGTGGAAGTCGAACGGCATGATATCGGTGGTCATCTTTGATTCCTTTCAGGCTGCGAGCCGATGTTCCTGCATGGATGTGTATACGGTGTCGAACATGAGACGGTCGGCCTCCGTGTATGCGTAGACGGTTCTGATCCGACCTTTGACCTCGATATCGGTTTTCATCGGGTCATGGCCGTACTTGTCCCTGTATGCGTGCTTGAGTTTTTTGCCGAACACGCTTTGTGTTGACTTCAATTCGGCATCACTCAATCCTTTTTCCTTGAGATAATCGGCTACGGTAAGCGGGCGGCGCCCCGGATCGATCTCGGGAAGCTCGCCGAATTCGTCGGCGATGACGATACGCGCCTTCGCCTCCAGATAATCCGGGTGGACGATGCCCTTGGCGAGCTGCAGCAGGCTCAATCGGTTCATGTGTTCTTCGTGAGCGGTAATCCGCATGCTTTCGGACTGGTATCGTCCGGTATGGATGATCTGCGGGATCACTTCATGGTTGACCCAACGTTGGAACCGGATGATCATATTGCGCACAGTTTCATCCTTGACGGCTCCAGGACGTCGATTGTTCAACGCGTGGATAAGTCCGGGAAGCGTAATGACGCTCATTTCCTGCGGCCCGCCGGGGGTGGGCACAATGTGCCTACCCTTTTCATCGTCGTCAAGGCTTCGAAGCATATCCTTGGCCGATTCGTACCCAAGTTTCTTGGCGACCGGAGACGCAATGAATACCGGTTCCACGGTATTCACATCGAGCGCGACGATATTCTCACCTTCGAAATTAAACGTGAGTTCACTGTTCATGATCTGTTCCTTTCTATTGAATTGGTCACTTTCCTTGAACTTTGGGCATGTCCCACACGTTGTTGACCATGCGTGCGCTGCGCCCGTACACGTCGCCCAACCGGTAGAGCTTGTGCCCGTCCTTGATGTCAACGGGTTTGATGTCGCCTTCGCAGACCCATTTGCGGAGCGTGCCGGGCTTGACGACGATCCCCTGCAGTGCGAGCAATTCCAGGAGTTGGGTCTGGGTCGCGGTCGTGTTGTCGGACAGGAGACGGTCATGCTGGCGATTGCGCAAATAGTTGACCGTCCATGTGTTGCGGCAGTAGTCGCAGCGGACCTCGGTGGCGCTGACTCCGGCGGACAACTGGTGGTCGCAGGACGGTGCGGGGCATGGTCCGAGCAGCACCTTCTCCTCGTCCGGTGAGTCCAGGAGCCGTCGCGCGCGACCCGTCGCCGCATGGAACTGCGGGATATACGCCGGAGTGGCCTCATGGTCGCGCAGCCCGGAGATGTGACGGTTCAGGCGTTGGATCATCACGTCCAGCGGGTCGTCCCACCGGTATCCGAGGTTGGTGGACTGCAGGTATACGTGCAGCAGGATTTCCAGCCCGTCGTTGCCGTGCTCGTCCACTTCGTATAGGAGCGTGTGGATTGGTTGGCGCATCGGGTCGGTGCTGACCGTTCCGCCGCCGCCCTGACCGGTTTTGCCGTACGCCTTGTTCAATCGGTATTCGAGGTCGGCGACGTGACGTGTCAGCCATTTGATGTCGTCGTTGAAACTTGTCCAACAGTAGTCGCAGACGATGTGATCGCCGCTGGTCGGATGGATGCAATGGGATACGGAGCAGACCGTACTGGCCATCTGATGCCTTTCCGAGCAGGCTTGCGCCAGCTCTCTGTCATCTTGATGGTGTGGTTGGTTGCTCTAGACCCCCTAGCGTAACATGATTCGTAACGCTGGGGGTAGGTTTTTAAGGGTTTTCTTTTCAGAACAATGGTCCCGTATCCGGTTCCACCTGCCTGCCCTCGGCACACATCCGTTTGCGGATGTCCCGGATCAGTTGGATCGGCGCCTTCGTCTCCTCACGGCACTCCTCGTCCGTATACCCGGCCAGCAACTGTTGTTCGATCAGCTTTTCACGGCTTCTGTTCACCATGATTCACCTCCTCCCAGTCTCCGCTCCACCTCGCGGCCGATATCATCACACGCGCGGTCAACGCACTTGGCGCACAGGTAGAAACTGTCATACAAATGCAGGTGTTCGGTCGCCCCACAGTCGATGCACCTGCACTCCAGTCGCTCATCATTGATCCTCGCGTACTTGTATTTCACGGGTTGTCGTTCCTTCTGGTCTTGTCCGGTCGCCTCGGCGATTGCTTGGAGCAGTTTCCTGCGGGTTGTCTCATCGCCCGGCATTTCAACGATGAGGACTTTCCCCGGTCTGATCGGGATGCTCTTATCGACCGAGATTTCGAGATTGGTGTAGTCGCGTTTGAAGTGGATCGTGTGAATCCCACCCCAGTACGCGCGGGCAGGCGTTCTATCCATCGTTTATCCTCGCTTACTTGTATTTCAAATGTCACCGCCAAAACCTGCCCCGAGCGCACCGGTGACGCATATGGCGACAATCCACACGAGGAACAATGCCATGCCTTGAGCGCAGTCCAAGTCGAACGCTCCGCATATCCAGCAGAACGTGACCACTATCGTCGTGATGTCGAAAAGGATCACGCCTATTGCGGCGAATATCATCATGACCGTTCTCACAGATTGTCGCTCCCGTCCGCCCGACTCCAATCACAGCTCACGCCACCGTCACGGAACCGGACGCAATGCACACGGCGCGTATCCTCCAAGGTCACGTCACCCTCCCATTCGATCGACGGCTCCGAAGCCACAGTCCCACATGTGAGCGCGAGCGTCAACGCCAACGCAAGCGCCGCCACAGTCGCCAGAATGATGACGGTCACCGTCATAAACGCCGGATGATCGTAGGCGAAAACGGTTAACTCTTTCAACCATTTGTCCAATCGTTTCAACACAGCTTGTTCCTTTCGCTGATGAGCTTGTCCAACAGCTTGTCGAGTTGTTCGGTCTTTTTCCGGCCCAGTCTTGGCGGCTGGAAAATGCCCTTGCGCGTGCGATGCTCACACTCGGTGGCGCACATGGCGCACCCCAGGCAGACCGGACGATGGCATTTGCTGCAATAGTGGGGGCTGTCTTCAACGGTGGCTGTGCCGCATGCGGCGCAGACGAACACTTTCACCCAGTTCCTGGCGTACTCATCCATCCCCGCATGAAACGCCACCGCCTTCGTGTCTATCGGTGGGATAAGCATAATTCCTCCAGACATTCCGGGCAGTAGTGTCCAATCGCACCGCTGGGCCAGTAGAACTGTTTCCATCCGAGATCCGTTACGGCACTGTTGGCGTCCAATACCCTGTGGAACAGATTCTCCCCGTTTTGGGAAAGCGTCATACCACACCCGTCGCATCGGACGGAAAAGCGTAAAACCGGGCTGGGGATGTTGCTTTTTCTACCGTCCCAATCGCTGTAATCGTAAACCTTGACGGTCGTACAGCTCATGGTCGCATCACCTTCCTCTCCGCGCATTCAGGGCAAATGTGCCTCGGATCGCCGTCCGGTTGCTCGTATCGATGCCATCCGAGTGCTTCGGCGGCGAAGTCAGCATCCTCGTCGCAAGTGAAGTACCGGTTGTCGTCGCCTTTGGTCAGCTTCTTCCAACATTTGTCGCACATTACCGCTGGAACGAACACGGTTGCGAACGTGTACATGTCACATCACCGCCTTCCGAGCCGCTTCCAGCATCATCGTCGTCACATGACGTTCGAAGGCAACGCGATCATCTCCCCACGCGCCGCCGACCACTGCTCCGCATGAACAGCATTTTCTGATTCCGTCAATCGAGAACACGATCTGATGTTTCGACCGTTCTCTCGTTGCGGCCTCAACCTGCTCCTCGCACGGCTCGGCGGTACGGCCTGCGACATATGCGGCTCGTATATCGTCCATGTCGAGCCGTATCCGTTGAGAAGCGTACTGCGGTCCCGCGTTCTCAGCTTCACGTTCCGCGATACTCATCACATCACCGCCTTTCGGGCCGCGTTTAATAGCATGTGGGCACGGCGTCGGAATCCTTCGATTTTTTCGTCCGTGTACTTGTCTTTCGATATCGCCTTGAACTCGTCAAAGCTGATTGGCGCAGGACGGTTAGTCCATGATTCCTCGAACAGGATTGCGGCTACCACCTCCACCTGCTCGTCGCATGGTTTTGCGGTACGCCCGCGCACATACGCCTTAATCCTGGTATCACGGTCATACTGGCCTGAACAGATGCTCGGCGGCTGGTAGATTGTCTCGGCTTCATTCCATGCGATGCTCATAGCATTGCCTCCATTCCGGCCTTCCACATGCGACGCATCTGGCAACGGTTGAGACGCTTCCACATCTCATCGTTCGTGATTCGCCGATGCTGCCAGTCCTCGATGATCTCCTTCTCGTCAGGGGTGAATCCGCGCCCTTCGTCGGATGCTTCGGCCTGCCTGTCGCCTCTGAGAACTGACATCATCGCGTCCAGCACCTCGTCCGGAGGATCAAAGTTCGCCAACCATGACGCGCCCGCGATGAAATCATCGATCTGCGGCATGTTGCCGAGATAATTGTTCTCGGGCGTCGCGGTGTCCGGGTATCGTTTGGCGGCCTCGTTAACGGCCATCTCTTCAAGCCTGCTCATCAGCACTCCTTTGTCTTGTATGGGTTAGTGAATCCGTCTACGATGACTTCCACGTCCGGGTCCGGGCCGTCCGCGTACTCCCCGTTCCAGCCCTCACCGCTGTGAGCGAAGCCGTATACGGCCCCCTCACGCCACGCCTGAGCCTTCTCCCAGTCGAGCCATTCCCGGAACAATCGTTCGCGTTCCTCGCGAGTGGTATCGGTGACCTCGTAGGCGGCGCAGAATGCGTCGCACACCCGATGGTCCAGCAGCGTCACACTCGGCTTGTACTCCTTCATCAGTCCTCGCTTTCCGAAATGAATTTCAACGGGAGTCGTTCAGGCCCGAGATCGCGCACGACGACCTCCCAATTCTCATAGGTGTAGCCGGTACTCCACATCGCACCATGCGGTCGGCTCCAATTCGTGCAGATGTCACCGTCGTTGCACAGCACCTGGTCGCTGGTGGCCGTGATGTACAATCCCTTCTCCTCCGGTTCCTCCGGCAATTCGATTGCCTCTTCAACGCCGTCCCAGCGCCAGATGTGCAGATCCTTCATGCCGGCACACTCGTCGTCCGCATGGGCGCGAATGCACCATGCTGGTCTCTTGTTTGCCGTCAACCACTCGTCGGCACACAAAGTCATGTCGTCGCACTGCTTTTTGAGCGTGCAGACGAATTTTCTGTCTGACGGTGAGCTCTTAATTTCAAACGTGGCGATGTCGCCCGGACGCGCCTCGGCGAGCGTCACCTCGTGCAACGGTCCCGCCACCGGCGTCGCCTCCGGTTCGACCGGATACTTCACCAGAAGCTGATCGCGCAAGTCTTCGGCGTCAAGTTCGCTCATATCGACGGAGAATGAGACACCGATCCTGCGAAGGGTGAGGGTGTCATTGGCGAATACGGCTACTGTCATTGTTCTAGTCCTTTCATTGGTTGGTGTTGGGGTTGGTGTCGGTCAGGATGCTTCGTTGATTTGCGTGACGCCGAAGAACTCACCTGCGTCGTTGAACTTGCACCGATAGAATCTCAGTCCATCCGGATCGACGGTGCCGTTTTCGATCGCTTCGTGTATGACCGGATCGGCGATGAAGTCCCGGTCAGTCGGTTCCGTTGCCATGATTTTCCTCCCGTGCGATGAGGGTTTCCAGTTGGAGCAGGATTTGATGTTCGTTGCCGGGCGTCATCATGGACTTCCAGATTCGGCCGGCGTCGGCGTGATTATGGTCGGATAGCCATTGCAGGTATCCGCCCACGGTCATCGGGTTCGAGGTCGGTGTCATGGGGATGCTGTGCGCTATCGCGTCACGCGCGAACCACATGGCCTTCTTGAGGTCTTCTATGCCGTTCTTCTGCTTGTGGCGCCATAGGTATTGGATGAACTGGCCCCAATCCGATGAGTACCATCGGGACAGTTCGATGCATTCGAACGGGGCCGCATCCTTGTAATAATCGGGGTTGGTTGGGTCTGTCATTGATTGTCTTTCTCGTATGGGTTGTGCAGGTATTTGACCTTTGACTTGGTGGTTTCGTCGGGGCTGAGCGCGGCGCCAGCCTCGGCGCCCTGCTGCCAGGCGATCGCCATGAGGGCTTGCACGTCGCAGTCCGGACCCGACTGATACATGGGGCCGTGGTATTGCGGCGGGTCGGGGCGTTCGATACGCCCCCAAGGCATGTCTATGACGGTCACCGAGCCTCCCCCTCCAACGGCATCGAACCGCTGTAGCCGAGGCGTTCGCGGCAGTGGCGGAGCACGTCGTCGTATGCTCGGTGGCATCCCGCGTTAAAAACGCTTTCACGACTGTCGGTCGGGTAAGCGAACTGCCTGCAACAGGCCATGCGGTTCTCGCAGTATTCGATGATCTCGCGCAGTATCGCGTCATTCTGCGTGACGTTCACCGCCATGTTGTTTCCTTTCTTTCTGCCAGTCGCGTCTCAGACAGCCGCACGACCTGGTAGTTCCCTGTTTCAACGAAGTGCTGGGCACCTTGGTGAGATTCCCGCAATCGCAACGGCACTCCCACAGTGCGCACGTATGCGAGGTGGGCAGCGTCCGATAGGAGCCCACATAGCCGAGGACCGTCAACCGTCCGAACCGTCGGCCGGTCAGATCGTCGGCGCACTTCGGCACCTTCCGCAGTCGCACGCAGGCACCCGTATTGCGGAACCGGTTGACGCTCTCCATCAGATTGGCGTCATGCAGGTCAACGCTCATCGTTGTTCACCCGCCGTTATCCCGAACTTGGCCAGCATCCCGACCAGCATGCGGGCCTCCGCCTCGGTCAGGTAGAGCTGGCTCAGGTTCCACTCGCCTTTCTGGATGGAATACATCGGCTCCTCTCCGCCGAGCCTGCGCACTATGATCCCGTCGATCACGCTTGTCTCCTTTCGATCATCGCGGCGCATCGTCTGCCGCAGCAGCGGTGTTTCAGGCACCAGTAGCTGGTGATCGGACACCCGCAGTTGCGGCAGTGCAACACGACCCGCTGTCTCACGTTTGTTGTCCGTATTGTGGTTTGTTCGTCCATGTCATGCAACCGCTTTCATATCGGGTTGGGAGGTTCGCATGACCGTCGTCGTCCCGCCGTCCGCGTCCAGCAGGAGCAGGCCGCGCCACGACCTGACCGGAATATCCAGCGGTTCGTCCCACGAATGCACCAGCCACCCCGCCTCATAGGACTCCGCGGGATGCCCATGCACGTAGCCATGACAGCCCGTGGTGCCGGTCCCACACAGCAAGATCAGGTTTTCGACGTTGTGCATCACGTCCTTCGTGGACTGGCTGCGCCGACGCCGGTGATGCCGGGACGCGGCCACCCCGTACAGGCTCCGCCCGCAGCGCACGCACCTCAACCCGTCGCGGCAGTCCACCGCGCGGCACGTCTCACGACTCGGCTGGCTCATGCCTCGCCTCCCGGATGATCTTTTCCATCAGCCACCAGAACGAGTTCTCCAAGTCTTCGATGCCGTCCGACATGTAGTATTCGTCATGCCAGTCGGCGGCCGCTTTGACCAGATCCTCGATGTTCACCGTCACTTTTCTAAGCGTTGGCGGAGTGACAGTAACGTTCCCGCATACCCCTAGAACGAACTCTTTGGGGTTGCTGACGGTCGTTCCCGTGTTTTCCGTATCCTTGTTCATGTCGATTCCTTTCCGGCCGTCTGAGCGGCCTTCTTTGCTTTTCGTCGTTCGCGTTCCCTCGCGTTCTTCCGATCCAAGTAGGCGCGATACGCCTCCGGATCGTTCTCCCGCATCCACTTGCGCCGCTCACGCGCCCTCTCCCGACTACGTTCCACAGCCTCGGGATGACGTTCGCGATACCGGCGCACCGTCGCACGCCGCCGCTCCGGATGCGCCAGCGCATACTCGCGACTCCTGGCGTTGGCCCGTTCGCGTTCCTCCGGCGACATGTTCCGTCGCCGTTCCCGCTGCGACGCCAGCTTGCGTTCCCGCCATTCCGGGTCAGCCCGATACCTCTCGCGCAATCGTTGGTTCTGCACATCCCGGACCTCCCGCCCGTACGACGGCCATTCGGATCGCATCGCACGCTTTTTCTCGGCCGTCAGCGATTTCCGGTAGGCCTTCTGTTGGGCGCGAATCTCGTCGCGATGCTCCCGGTAGCGTTCGCGCTGCCGTTGCAAAACCTTCTCGCGGTTTTTCACGTAGTGCTCGTGCTTGCGGATCTTCTCGCGCACCTCCGGCCGCGGCGGCTGCTCGCGCATCTCCGCGGCCCAGGAGAACACCTGATCCCAATCGATGTCATCCATCGCGACCTCCGATCATCCCGTCCAGCGGCATCGCCCCGAGCTTGGATTCGCCTCGACCGGACGGCCCCGCCTCCGGCTTCCGACCGATCCGCAGCGGAGCCTGCGAGCGCGTCAGTTCCACCGCTTTGGTGGGCTGGTTGCCAAGCATTCGCAACCGCCGGTACCGCCACGCGTCCATGCCGGTCAGTCCGGCCGACTCCGCCTCCCGACCGACCTGCGCCTCGGATGGCTTGGATTCGGCCCGCATCTGTTTGACGATCCGGTTGATGTCGCCGGAACCGCACCATCGGCCCTGCGTCGAGGCGTAGAATCGCCTGACCGCCTCACGGGCCTCGCCGACGGTCATCGACGGCATCAGCTCCGAATGGAAGCTTTCGAGCTGGATGTCGGTCCATTGGGCGTTGCCGTGATGCCCGTTGACGATCGACAGCAAGGCTGCCGCCTCACCCTTGGACAGCATTCAGACCACCTCCCGTGAATCGCGCTCGTTCCTCGTCGGTCATGTACTCCCAGGTTTTCGCCATGTTCGCGGCCAGGTTCATCTGGCTCCTGCTCGGGCTTCGCCCGTCCGTCTTCGACGGCCCGTCGTATTTCCGGGAGTTGAGCAGCCAGTTGTCGAAAGCCCTGTCCCAGTCCGCGTAGGTCTTTCCGTTGGCGACGGCCCAGTTGGCGAACTTCGTCGCCTCGATCCTCAGATCGGCGCCGACCTCCCGGGCGCGACGCTCATGCCTCGCGCCGGGCCTCCATGTTTCGGACAGCGGGGTCTTCGACCTGCGTTTCTTTTTCACCGGCTCGGACGGGGCATCGAACAATGCGGCTTGGGCGTCCCCCTCGCGAGGGGGACCTACAGGGGGAGAAGATATTTCGTAAGAAATATCTTTCTGGTGTTCTGGTGTTTGTCCCGATGTAGCGCCGTTACTTTCACGGCGTAACGTCGTATCAGTGTCTGGTGTAACGTCGTTACCGTTCTTGTGTGACGCCGTTACGCCTGCGGTTTTTCTTGCCCGGAACTTTTGGACGCGGGCCTTCGTTTGGGCGGAAACATGCTGAATTTGCGCCTTGCTGCGGTTATGGGCCAGATAGTCATGCACCCAATACCCGTCGTTGCCGTCAGGTTCCAACATGCCGATTCCGCACAGCGCGTCGATCTCCACGTCCGTGGCCTGCAGCACGTATTTGAGCGGGCGGTCGCGGATATGACCGTCGGTCATCTTGTCGCCGCAGTAGGAAAGGATCATGGCGAACATTCCGACCGCGCTCGGACACGTCTGGCGCAGTTCCTTGATTTTCTCATTCTCGTAGAACTCATTCAGCAGTTGCACGTAGCCTCGTCTAGCCATCGTCGCACCTCCTTTCTGCAAGCGCTGTCATCATGATTCGTCCTCGTATCCCGGCAACTGCTTGGCGCGGCATTCGCCGTAGGCGTCGGCGAAATCACGGATGAACTCCTCCGCCGACTCCACCGGGATCCGATACGTGCGCGACTCACCGCACACCACCTCCCTGCCGTGCGCAACGTGGAACGTCACCAGCACGTAATTGCCGTTCTGGCTGGGTTTGACGCTCCACGCGAGACTCTCATACCCCACTTGGCATGACCCGGCCATCAGCGCATCCTCCCGTTCAGCCATGAGACCAGCAGCGCGATGCCGCCCATGGCGACGATCAACAATGCCTCACCCCAGCTCATGAGCGTTCCACCACCTTGTAGTCGGGATGCATCCGGCAGTAGTCGCGTATGCGTTTCAGCCATCTGATCGCGGATTCCACGCTGCCCCACTGTCTGCCGTCCACGATCGGCGGATCGTACAGCTTTTTCAACATCGTCATGTCCATTTCCCGTATGTCCGCCAAGGCGTTGTCGATCATGTCGGCGACCTCGCTGGCCGTATTCCCGTCCAGGTCACGTTTCGGATTCACGTTGAACTCGGTGAACAGTTCGCTCAGGTTGTACGTGTAGTTGAAATACTGGCCCCTACTGGTCTCGTATTCGCTCGTGTACGAGTACTCGTCCTCGCACACGAGGCTCACACAGTCATCGGGAATGTCCCCACGGTATACGTACAGGTCGTAGCTCATGACTCCTCCCCGTAAACTGTTTTGAACATGTGGTAGATGACGTTGAAATCAAGCGAACGGTGGTAGACCAGCGCGAATTTAATTAAGCATCCTTCGTGATATTCACTGATGCATGGTCCGAAGTCGCGCGAATCATCACCGGTCAGCTCGTTGACTGCCCTTATCAGTTCCTTTCGTCGCTCGGCTTGCATATGGATTTCCGGTCCGAGCAGCACGTACATCGCGGCATTGAGCGCATCCTCAGTGCGAATCCGTAGGATATGCGCGCTATCTTCTGTACAGTTCCGGTATACGTATCTGCCTTTCTCGGGGATTTTGTCCACGCTTGGGAGGGTGATGTCCTTGAACCTGATCGTGTTCATTGTTCTGTTCCTTTCAAATCTTCTTCTTCCGGCCCCAACGGGAGACCGTGGTTCAACAGGAGGGCGTACTGTTCCAAGGTCATGCACACCAGTTGGCTGCCTACGCCTGCCGGACTGTCGATGCCGATGCCCTTCCTCTTCTGAACCAAGGCCCAGAAGAGGGCGTCGTCGTTCGCGGCCTCCTCCATCGCCTCGCCCATATGCTCGGACAAGGCGAGTTTCGTGGTGTTCTTGACCTCGATGACCAAGCGTTGGCCGTCATGCATGACTCCGGTGATGTCGCCGCGATCCTTGGAACCGGTGAGGTGTCGGCGTTCGATACGTGGATCGTTCAACGCCCACGCCAAATAGTCGGCCACGGCCTGTTCCATGCGAGCGCCGGCACGCTTTGCGCTAGCCCTATTCCTGGTCATGCCATTCCTCCCATTCGGCTTCCTCGCGTTCCCATTCGGCCTCCATGTCGCGCTCTCGCAGGCATTCCGGGCATCCGCGCCATGTCAGTTCGATATCGTGGATGGGACATAATTCGGGTTCGCTATACCCGTACAGGGGTTCTCTCAACGATCCTCACCTCCATGTCGTAGTAGCCGTCGGCACGATGGATGATGTTGCCTTCCCACTCGTAATCGCACGGCACCGGCTTGTTGTCCGAGGTGACACGACCCGCGCCGGGCAGTCGCAGCGCCTCGATCACTCCCCTGTTCATCAGATCCGTGAATTCGACGCATTCGTCTTCATTGCGGAACGAGAACGGGAGCGGATTGGAATCCCCGCGTTTCCAACAACGGTCGAACAATTCCGTGAGACTGGACTGCAGGTACTTCCATTCCGTGTCATGCGCTCGAATGTGCATGAGAATGTTCTGCAGGCCGATATTCGGCTTGGATTTGTCAGAACTCTGGCTCATCGGGGTTGCCTCCGCCGAAATCACTGGTCTGCTGGAACGTCTGGAATCCCTGCTGCTGCGCCCACGGGTCACCCTGAGTCGCATTCTGCTGCGGCTGCCGGTATCCTCCCTGCGGGCTGACGCCCTGCGGATATCCGCCCTGCGGTGCGGGCTGGAAACCGTTGCCGTTGAAACCGGACTGCGCCGACTGTCCACCGGACTGGAAGCCATTGCCCTGCTGGATGCGCTGGATTTGCGCCGTCGCATACCGCAGCGAAGGGCCGATCTCATCAACCTGCATCTCCACAACGGTGCGGTTGGTGCCATCGTTCGCCTGATACGAACGCTGCTGCAGACGGCCCTGCGCGATCACGCGCATCCCCTTGGACAAGGTGCGGGCGCAATGCTCAGCCAGATCACCCCACGCGCCGCACCTCATAAACAGCGCCTGCCCGTCCTCCCACTGCTGGGATTGACGGTTGAACTGGCGGGGCGTGGAGGCGATGCTGAAATTCGCCACGCTCCTACCATTGTTGACTTGTTTCACCTCGATGTCGGCGGTCAGGTTGCCGACGATAGTGATGATCGTCTCGTTGGCCATCTTCTGCTCCTTTACTTCCTATGACCTGCGATGTAATGGCGGACGTTCGCCCTGGTACGGCACATGAGCCTGTGATTCAACGCCTTCGCGCACTCCTTGTCCTTGGTCGCGCCGACCCCGTGCAGCCCGCAGTCAGGGCACCTGCCGGGATAGTCGTTCGTGCAGGCCGCGCACGTGCAGCCCTCACGCCTGCCCACAGCATTCCTTCCGCAGATACGAGTCGATGTCATCGATACGGGTTAAAGGCCCGTAATAGTCGATCAATCCTTCAGGCAGGTACTCGTCGTTCATCGGATTGCACAGTCGATGAAACAGTTCCCCGTCATACCAGTACGCGTCGTTCTCGTTGTCCAGGTACAAGCCGGGTTCCATGGGCAGTGCAGGCCGTTCGCTCTTTCCCGGTTCCGGCAGCGACACCGGCGTGAACGGCAGGCGATGCGAGGCAAGCGATGTTTCGATGAACCGCTTATACGACTGCTTCTGCGCGTACGTCCAATTGCCGTCGCGGTCGGTGATCGGCGTCCACGAATTCGCGTCGTAATACCAGACGCTGCCCGTGGCGGCCCGATACAATCCCGGCTCCGTGGGAATACCGGACAGATCATGCGCGTCGCCAGACTCACCCGCGATATGGTCGGCCGAGACAGAATCCTTCGGGGTATCAGAGGATACGGGTTTCTCCTCGTATACGTGCAGGTTCTCCACGTACGGCATGGGCTCATGTTCTCCATCGATGATCGGGATCATGCCATCGTCCAGATCCACGCCAAGCGAGTAAATGATTCTTCCACCATGGAGAGCATCGGCCAGCACCAAGTACATCAGATCTTCAACGGATTTCACCGGAACCGACTGCAACTCCAGCAGGTAATGACCGGTCTTGATGTCCTTCTTGTTCTCGATTATGTCGAACTCGGCCCACATGCCCGGCTTCGCGTCTTCCAGTTTGACTTCGTTGCTCATTGGTTCCTCCATTTCTCAAGGGTTGCGATGACCTGTTCGGCCTGAATGTCCGTCAGGTCGTGACTCGAATTGATCTCGTGACCTGCCAACGCGGCCAGGTACACATGTTCGGCCTGCTGCTGGTTCTGCACGTTCATGGTCTGCAGCAGTTGGTTGATTCTCTGCACCGTCTGTTCGGACACCGGCTGCGGTTTGCGCTCCTCCAAGCCGTCCGTATCATCCGCGGCCATGCACAACGCCATCTGCAACGAGTAGCGTCGCGCGTAGGTGAGCGCGGCACCATACGCCTGCATGGGATTGTTGCCGCCCGCACCGGCCCGAACCGGCACCGGGGCCAGCCATTCGGTCCATTCGGCTTCCGGCGATTCCCGGTATCGGGTGACCACCACATCGGTCTGATCGACATGCTGCACCGTCTGCTGCACGTCGTACCCGTACTCAGTGTTGACCACCCTGATCGTGTCGGCCAGCGAGGCGTACTTGTAGGAGAACCGTCCGGCGTGCGCGGTCTTGGATTTCCTGACCACACCGGTGCGTTCCACGCGAGGCTTTTCCGACACCGGCTTCACCTCGGGAAGCACTTCGGTCTTCACGGTATCGGTCACAGCACGCCCCCGTTCTCCAGCATCAGGTTCATCGCCGGGGGAAGCTGAGTGCGCTCGAACATGCCGCGCTGCTCGTCCTTGTTCACCGTGATCTTCAACGCGGCGGGACGCCCGCCATCAACCTCCACGCCGTCAGGCAGTTCGCCCTCATGCTCGGAGACCACGCGTTCGATGAACGATCTGGTCTTCGCCACGTCCGTGGGCAGCGGCGCCGCATACACGTTATCGTCGTAACCGTTCGTATGAAGCCACGCGCCATAGGCGAGCGGATCCTTGATCTTGAACCTATTGCCGGCGGACCCCTTGGTCTTCTCGATCCTGGCGACCACACGCCCGTCGATCATCGCGTTGCGGGATTCACCCGCGTCCATCAGATCGATCAGAGCCTCGTCCTCCAATTTCTCCAATTCGGCAGCGCGGTTCTTCACCATGCGGAACGCAGCCTTACGGTTCAACCGTTCCGTCAACGACAATCCATCGACATTCATCAATCCGGCCATCATCGGCTCCTTTCGATAATCAACTGGTCCTTCAAACGACTGACCTGCTTCTCCAACCGGGCGTTCTCACGTCCCAACGTGCCGATCGTCCTTTCGGCCTTATCAAGCACCTGGTCAACCTCGTCCGCCAGATACCAGCCCGTTTCCGTAAACCACGTCTCCCGATACGTGAGCTCGATGCTCGGGATGACGCCCGGAACGAGAACGTCTGGCAGTTCCGTCAACACAACCATGCGAATACCTTTCTTTAAATGTTTGAAACAGTGATTGCGGCAGCAATTCGATCCACACCGGATAGTCAGACGCGGCCATGATCCCCGTCCTTCAATTCACCCCAGCGGGCCAGCAGATCGCTTTTCCGATAGGTCACGCTGTTCGATTCGAGTTTCAAACCAAGCCCCCTGTAATATTTCTGGAAGCTTTGCTTGCCCATGCGCGTGAACTGGATCGCCTCGTCCGTGGTCAGGATCTTGTCGTCCATATAGGAATCCTCGGCCATCACGCCTCCTTCGGAACATACGCGGCGAACACCGTGTACCCGTCACCGACACGACGTATGACCGCATCCACCTCGGGTTTCCGGTCGTACCGGTCCATCCTGTCCAATCCGAACCAGAACGCCGCGAGCGAACCGTTCCGAATGGCGTACGCGCATTGACGCGCCTTGGACTCGAACTCGAACGACTTGATCGGCACGTACTTTCCGGGATTTGCGTGCATCAGATCGGCCTCGGCCTGGTACGTCAGCTCACGTCCACGCTTGTCCTCGACGCGAGCGCCGGGAAGCTCATCGATGTCGTACAGGTTTCTGGTCATCAGCTCTCCTTCCAATACGATTCCCACGCGGATTCCATGAGCGGCCGGTCGGACTCCGTGTACACGTTCGCCCCCTTGTCGTCCTTTTCCGGCTCATGCCCGTACACCACCATGTAGGCGGTCTTCACGAGCGTCCCGAACCGTACCGCCTTCATTCGCGTCGGGTCCACGCCCTTGCCGCGCACGAAATCGGTGACGCGCAGCCGGCCGCCCGCGCCGGCCTGAACGTCGGAGGATGCCGGGTCGCCATCAAATACCTCGTCCAGCACGCGCATCACGTACGGTTCGAGCTTGTCGCCGCTCACTCCCACGACCGACGCGTCGGCGAGTAGACGCATCTTCTCGGTTGGTGATAGACTCATTGTTGATTCCTTTCATTTGGATCAAAAACAGCGGCAGTGTTTGGTTCTAGGTGCCGCTGTTTTTCTTTTTGGGACGTGCCGGTCTCCGGATTCGAACCGGACGTGCGGACTCATGACGCGACGACTTGGCAACCACAACCGCACCGTCAAGAAAGGAGCATGTCGCGTCCGTTCCGCACCACCAAACCCGCAATATAGGCGGGACCGGCGGGGCGGCAGGCGTGGAGTATATAGACCATCGAATGCCCGTTATCCGAGTCCTCGGGTAGGAGCTGTCATTGGTTAACGCCTGCCGGTTGTTCAGTTATCACCACACCCATAGGTGCTGGTGGCGGCGTCGGGAGTCGAACCCGGCACACTCGGAACATGGAGTGGAAGGAAAGGAGAGATAGAGAGACCGTTCCGAGTCACCGTACCCCGCTGCAACGGGGCGCCGCCCAAAACCTATTCGGTCTTGATGATCGGCTGCGAACCGTCCGGCACGATCGTCAGACTGTCCGCGCCGGCGAGCGCGTCGATGTAATGCTGCATGAGCACCTTATCCGTCAGCGACTCGTTGAGGACCTTGTTCGCGTCGGCCTCGCCCTGCGCCTCGATCTTCCTGGTCTCGGCCTCTACCTTCGCGGTCTCCTGAGCGTTCAGCGCCTTCTGCTTCTCGACCTCCGCGGCCTGCGCCTCCGCGTACTTGTCCGTGATGGACTTCGGGTAGCGGATCTCCTGCACGCTGACCTGGGTGACCTCAAGGCCGAAGTCCTCCCACTTGGCCTTCAACGCCTTCTCCACCGCGTCGGCGTATTCGCCGCGTTGGGTCAGCAGTTGGATCGTGTCGAAGCTGCCGGCCACCTCGCGGGGCACGCTGCGCACGTCCACGGCGGCGACGGCCTTGACGAAGTTCTCCTGCTTGCCGTAATCCCGGTACAGGTCCACGGCCTTCTTCGGGTCGAGTGAATAGTTGACCTGGATGTCGATGTTCGCGCTGGCGCCGTTCTTGTCGTTGATGGTGACCTGGTTGCCTCGCGCGGTGCCGCCGTCGTAGTCCTCGCCGCCATCGCCCACGTAGCTGATGACGTTATTGCGAGTGTCGTAGGTGATGGTGTCCTGCCACGGGGCCTTCACGTGGAAACCGGCGTCAACGCTCGGCCTGTCCACGATGCTGCCGCCGAAGTTCTTCAACACGATGACCTCGCCGGCGTCCTGGGCATACACGCAGGACACTCCGATGAGACCGCCGCCAAGCAGCAGCGCCACCACGGTGGATCCGATGCCGAACGACGTGCCCTCATTGGAGAACGCCATCCCGGCGAAGATGAATCCGCCCACCAGTACGAGCAGGCCGATAACGAACAGGATCATTGTCGTTCCTTTCTATACAAGGTTTGATTCGAGTCGTGATTTACTTTTCCGTTTCGCAGAACTGGCCGGTAGGTTCCATGTCGAACGTGTAATCGCTGATCGACCCGTACGCGTACAGGTAGCCGTCGATGCACACTGTCGAGGTTCCGACCTTGAACTTGTTCAACGGAGTGCGGACGGCCCCGCATCCGGCAAGACAGACGGCAAGCAGGATGACCGTTATGACGGTCATGGGTTTACGCATCCTTGGAATCATGGTCACGCCACCTTCTCCACATCGAAGCTAGTTGCGCTTTCCACTGGTTCACAGGTGGCAATCATTGGAACATTCAGAAGATCATCGAATCCGATTCCGAAGATTCCAGCGATAGCATCCAGCTCATCGATGTCGAATGATGTCTTTCCCGTCATCCGTCGAGAGAGCTTGTTGATACTCCATCCAAGCTGTTTCGCAAGCCAGTTCTGGCTTTTGTTCCTGATGAACAGGTGATATTTGATACCACCCTGGACCGTTTCTGCTGTGCTGTTCATGGTTCTATATCTTGGCATATGCTAAGTTTTTAGTCAAACGACGACACGCCGTATTGCATATGCTAAGATTGAGATATGGCAAACACAAAAGATATGAAACCTATATCGGCATTTGCAATAGCATTTGCCAACGAATACAAATCATATATGAAAGCTCATAAAGTGAGGCAAGTAGCAATTGCCAACGCACTGCAAGTGACGGAAGCCTACGTCAGCGAACGAGTCAACGGCAAACGCGCCTTGGACACCGATGACGTTGACGCTCTTGCCAAACTCACCGGCACCACCGGCAAGAACCTGATGATCGAGCTGGCACGACTCGCCAAGGAGGATATCAAGGTCAACGCCCTGTCCGGCGAGGAACGACAGAGGATCATGGACGCGAAGATCGACGGCGGATTCGCGTTGGCCGCAAGCGACGATCCGAACAAGAGAATCGAGGCTGAGACGCCGGATGACTGACCGCATCCTGCCGATCACGCCGTCGATGACATACGGGCAGATGCGAACGGCCGTCAGCCAGAACACCGACATCTGGGTGTACAGCCGCCATCTGCCCGACCCACGCATGGGCTGCTACGACGAGGACACACAAACCATCGCCATCGACATCGACCTCAAATACGTGCAGAAACGCTGCACGCTCGTCCATGAGCTGATGCACTGGAAGCACGGCGACCAGTCATGCCCCGGCATAGCGTCCAGCAAGACCGAGCGACGCGCGCGCAAGGACACCGCACTGTACCTCATCGACCCGATGGAATACGCCACACTGGAAGGCATGTACGAGGGCAACAAATACAAGATCGCGTCCGAACTGAATCTGACCGTGCAGGTCGTGGAGGATTACATGCGGATACTACGAGACCTCTGTTGAACTAACGCATTCTTCGGAATTATCTGTTTGATCAACGTGTGAGGCTTTGATTAAGCCAAAAGTCGCAGGATTCTCTTTTCTGAATTCCAGCCATGTGCTATCGGGGAATCGAATACCTATTGTCCTGCCGAATACGGTTGCAACGGTCTCGAAAGGGAACTTTATGTATGGGTGATATAGCTCGTACCATTTCTTGTGTATTCGATATTTATCACCTTCCGGGAACACAACACGCAGTATTGCCGTCGGCTTCGTATCATCTATTTCAACGGTAACTGGGATGGTGTCACCCAACGAATAATTCTTCTCCAGAAAATCTCGCTTTTCCTTTGTTAAATATGCTCCATGCGTAACATAAGGCAACCGCACAATATCACCATCGACCAATTCGGCTACAACCGTATCCTTCCAATTGTTACAGTAAAGCATGTCTCCTGCTTTTCGACCGAACGGTAATCTTCCAAAAAGATTAAAATAGTCCGTCGCCCACCACAAATCCTCATACGAAGGAATAAACGCCGTAATTTCTGGACATTGCTTATCGTAGTCATACCAATTCGCGAACATTGCTTCCACTTGCACCCTATACCCATGCCTTTGTGCCGACCTTACGAAATCCGCCAAACCGGGATGCTTAACTATGCCAAATACCTTACCGTTTAACCCCAACGGAACATCCACAGTGCGAACTTGCCATACATGACGGTTTAACTGCGATCTAAGCTTATCCACTTCCATCATTGGCTCTGCCAGAAAACGTTCGCCAAAATGAATCTTCGACACACGTTTCGGGTAATACGTATAAGCAATATATTTCCTGTCGCCATGAATAACTATTACGGATTGTCCGCGAAGAACCACCGATTTATTAAGACGTTCAACCCTATGTGATATAAATTCATCCTCATTTACTGATGATGTTTTGTTTTGAAGAGAAACCACTGAACCATCATGCGAAGCATTGACTTGTTTATTAGACTTATCGCAATCATGATTATCTGAAGAAATACTAGTTTCAGGTTCTTCTGAAAGATTGCATGATACCTTACCATTTTTAAATAAAAATCCGATGATTTTATCCCAAATAGACAT